AATACCTACAAGAACTATTTCTGTAACAAGAACTAGAAGTCCATCTATTACAAGGTCTGTAACGAGAAGTAAAACATTTGTACCATTAACTCGTACATTATCTGTAACAAGAACTAGAAGTTTATCACCTTCTAAAACATTTGTACCATTAACTCGCAGTATGTCTATAACAAGAACTAGAAGTTTATCACCTTCTAAAACATTTGTACCATTAACTCGCAGTATGTCTGTAACAAGAACTAGAAGTACATCTATTACAAGATCTGTAACAAGAACTAGAACTCATTAAACTTCTTGAAGTGTTAGCACAGGTGTTGGTTTTTTACCTGTTGAAATTTTAATCATTTGTTTAGATTGAACTTCACGATTAATCTCTAATTTTATAATTCCTGTTGTCATTTCAGGATGACATATATCTTGTTTATCCTTGAAAATCTTTTTGTATTGTTCGATAATGTGTGGAGGAACTGCTGGACTTGTCTCTAACAGACGTTCAGCTGTATCTCTAATTATCTTTAACATATCTTTTGCTCGTATTCTTTCTGCCTTTGGTAAAGTCATTTCAATAGCAATAAATTTTAAGAGTTTGCTATACTGAAGAGCTGTAATACGGCAAGCTTCTGTCTTCTTAGCCCATGAAAAATAAGATCCAATTGTGCTTAACACACCTGTAAATAAACTTACACCACCAACTCCTATGGAAGCAACACCTGCATCTGCAAAAATTAATTGACTTGAACCACTTATAAATCCTGTTACAGTGCTTAAAACTATAACAGGAAGAGCAATAAATGTATTCATTTTACTATAATATCTTTCCGCCTCGGTATACAGCCACGCGAGTCCACTACACTTTTCACCTTCATCAGCTATTAAATTTTCTAACGCTTCATTCCAACTAACTTCTTGTTCGTCTCCCATTATTTCTACGCTTCACTTTTTTAGTAGTCTTATGTTTAGTTGTTCTATTACGTTTTTTAGTTTTACCTCCTTGATTAAGTTTTTTTACTAATTCTGGGGGAATTTGTGATGGGAGTTGTACATCTTTTCCAATAGGTAACTCTGTATCAACCAATTCTTCTTTTTTAATTGGAGGAGTTTCAGCTCTTGCCTTACCTTCTTCTGCTTCTTCAAGAGGATCTATATACTTAAATCCATTCTCAAACAACGCCCTTTTTGGTTTTGTGCTAGCCATTTATATATTAAAAACGTTAATTTATTAAATGTGGTCTTCTAAAAAAGAAATAACCATATCCACAGAGCCAGAGATAAAATGCTCAATCGAATGTCACAGAAATATACCTCAACAAAAAAATCAACAACAAACTTTAAGCCAATCTAAAATGGACGCAGTAATTCATTATGTAACTACACTTCCAATTATTAAAAATTTACTTTATATTTCAAATCATGATTATTTACCAAATGAATTTAAATCTTTGGAAATTGAAAAGGACTTATTTTTTCAATTATTAACTTTGAAACATTTAGATGGACAATTAGATTCTATACATTTCAAATTGTTTTGTTATGAACACGATATGTCCTTTTTACAAACTTTTATTGATAAATGTAATGTAGATTATGAAAGACGAATGGCGAATAAATTAGGAACTTCTTTATTCTTTTTTGATATGATGACTACACCTAAAAATAAAAGAAACACACAAAATCCTTTACCTACAAGTCATCTTGTATACACAAAACATAAATTCCAAACTACAAGAACATTTGATAATGTATTTTTCGAACAAAGACAAACTGTTAAGAAACATGTAGAATTCTTTTTAACAAGAAGAGATTGGTATGAAAAGAAAGGTATTCCTTATACATTAGGATTTTTGTTTCATGGTAGTCCAGGAACAGGTAAAACTTCATCTATAAAGGCAATAGCAAATACATGTCGCCGCCACATTATTAATATCCAACTTTCCGAAATAAAAACAAAGGCACAATTACGTCATCTTTTCTTTAATGAAGAAATACATGTTCATAATGGTTCTGTAATTGAAAAATTTGTGATTCCGGTTCATGAGCGTCTTTACGTTATTGAAGATATTGATGCTATGGGAGATGCTGTTTTAAAACGCGAATGGAAAAAACCTGTCGTAAAAGTTGAAGAAAAGAAAGAAAAAGAACCATGGGAAAAAGAAGAAGAACCTGAAATTATTGATCTTTCATTTCTTTTAAATTTGTTAGATGGAACCTTAGAAACTACTGGACGTATAATAACAATATCTTCTAATTATCCAGAAAGAATTGATCGTGCATTAATTAGACCAGGAAGAATTGATATGATTATTCATTTCAAAAAATGTAATAAAGAAATTCTTCTTGAAATGCTGGAAAGCTTCTATGACAAGAAATTTGAAGATCTTGGTATAGAAGATTATAAATGGAGTCCTGCAGAAGTAAACCAAATTTTATTTCGTAATTTTACAGATTCTGAAAACGCAGTTAAAGAATTAATAGAATTAAATTCAAAAGATTTATACGGTTTTGATGAGATTACGAACACGCTTTAGATAATCTTATAATATTTGTACAATATTTCCATACGTTTTCTTTTGATGAATCGTTCATAGACTTATAATATTGTCTTAATTTTGCTATTACGTCCATTCCCCCCGAATATTCTTCAAATTCTGAACTCAGAAAAAATTCTTCGTTTCGATTTAAAACATGGTCATCATATTTTGATAATGATTCTCGAATTGTTTTTGATAGTAAAACCGGATTTGTACTTCTTGCAAGTTTTACGGCATTTATTACAATAGAAAAATCAGGGTCATCCGGATATATACCTGATAGTTCTTCACAAAAACTTACAATTTGATCAAACAATGCAGTGATAAGAGCTAGTTTAGATGACATTGTTTATTTTAACTTCATGTTGTGTTTAAAACACTATTTACGCGCAATACTTCCAAATTCAGATTCACGTTGTTTTGACATTGCCTCCATTCTTGCTCCAATATCTGTATTTGCACTAGTTTTATCACTTGATATCGTATTTTGAGTTTTTGGTTCAGGAGCTGAACCTCCTTGTGAACTTATAGAATAATCTAAAAATGTATAACTACTTCCACCTTGTGAAGCGAAACCTGATGGATTATCCCATAATGAAAACTTTTCTCCTATTCCGTTCCCCTCAAATCCCCATGGTGAATAATCACCAGAAGAAGAAGCAGAAGATCCACCTTTCGCAATTGCAGATTGATCTGTTGGTATTTCTTTACGAGAAGCAGTAGGTTTTGCAATATATCCAAAAATATCTTTTCCAACAATAACCTCTTTTGTATCAGGAACATATAATGTTGGAACTTTCTTTAAGAACGTAGGAATTTGCTCTCGGGGAAGACTTTCAACGAGAATAAATTTGAATAAAGCTGATTTATTAAGAGCTTTCAAAGTTTCAATAATTTGTTTAGAATTAGGACATCTTTCACTATAAAAAATATACGGTTGCGACATGTTATTAAATTTATAGGGAAAAAACGGAATAGTTATTAACGAAACAGATAGATAATAAATGGCGCTTATTGAAAATAAAAAGGTTTCAAACAATGGACTCACGTTGTCATGTGAGCTAAAAGGGTTTCCTGTAAGTTTTGTTAATGGATTACGACGAATTGTTTTATCAAATATTCCTACGGTCGTAGTTCGAGATGTTAGTATTCTAGAAAATACTACTCAATTGCCTCATGAAATGTTGAAGCATCGTATGGAGATGTTACCAATTTATATTCAACCAAATGATTCTTCACTTGTGAAAGATACAAAAATTGAACTAAATATTAAGGCTGATAAAGATAGAATTGTTACAACGGATGATTTTAAAGTTGATTCAAGAAGAGAAGGTATTCTCATGAAAGATCGAGATTTTGATACTCCTTTACTATTTCTTCATATGCGAGCAGGAGAATCTCTTCATATTACTGCAAGCCTGTCTATTGAAACAGATAACGTTTCACAAGTATGTGTTTCTACTACGAGTTGGCACATAGATCCAGAACTTGTTAAGGGTGCTCGAAAAGAATTTGAAGAATCTGGACAAGATGTTCGTATATTTGATAACACATTACAACAAAGATATTATTCGAGAGATGATAGAGGACGTCCAAATTGGTTTGATTTTCTGATTGAGAGTATAGGTGTCCTAAAATCAGAAGATATTCTTAAAATGGCAGTTAAAATTCTTCAAAGAAAACTTGACGAGTATATTCGCGACGCACTTGAAAATATTCAAAAAGAAAAAGATCCTGGGACATTTCATGTATCTTTGGAGCAAGGTGGACATACAATAGGATACTTGATGCAAGAAGTCATGTACAATGATGCAAATGTAAAATTTGTATCTTATGATATTCCACACCCACTTAAAAATACAATGATTCTAAGATGGAATTCAGAAAAGTCCCCAGAGTCAATTTTAAAAAACGCATATGAAACTATTAAGGAATATTGTAGCGTTGTAGAAAAGGTTCTATAATAGTAATGGAAGCAGGATTTATAGAATTTGACCCAACAAGCGAATTTTTCATTCTAGAAACTCTAGATTATGATGAAGAAGTATTAAGGCCCGAATCTTTAAGATTTTTTACATTAGACGAACAATTAACTGATTATTTTGATAAAGTTTTGCCTAAGAAAGCTAAGATAACTAAATTTGAATATACTAAAATTTCAAAAGAAGTATCGAGATTAAAAGATTTGTATAATGATACGATTGTAGTAACAGATGATGATTATATAGTTGATTTCTCACGAAAAGAAGTTAATGTTTCTTGGGTAAAACCTATTTATTCAGATTTTACATTAACATCCTTTTCATTTGCTGAAAACTGGAACCCATTATATACAAATAATTTAAGGTCAACTGCGAATTATTATACTCGTATGTTATCTGCTTTACCTAAACCTTATAAATCAACATCAGAAGGTGTACCTTTCCATAAGAATTCTACACTCGTGAATGAAGATGGTAAAGAACCAATTATAGTATTAAGTGATTATGAAAGAACACGTGGTGTTATTCATGATGACGGATCATTTAATATTGTAAAAGTTCCTGTATCAAATACATCTGATGATGTTAAAATACGAGGATTCTATATTGAAGAGCGTAAAGAAGAAATACCAAATCCGTTAGCAGACCACCCATTTCTTGCTTCAAATGCTCCATCTAAAATTATAACAGATGAACCACTCGAAAATGTATTTCCTACAATTGAAGCTATTTTAAATCATGCTGTTCCTCAAACAGATTTGCCTTATACAGAAGGAAACAAATATCTTAAATTGTATGATGTTAAAATGTCCTCTATTCCTTGGAATTTATGGAAAGACAAATTTCCTCCTGCTCCAACTATATCTGAAACACCTAAGATTTTATCCGTAAAATTCCCAAAAAATGATGATATAACAGAACCATCTAAAAAACTACAAGATGCTTATAAAATTAAATGGGTTAACGGAATTGAACCACGACAATGGCTTAGTAAACAAGAAGATTGTGGTAATTTTGTTGTTAAAATGTTACTTTCAAATGTAAGTAGCGCAGGATTATTACCACCTGCTTTAATGAATGAAAAACCAAATGTTCATTTACCATTAAGCACTCCGGAAGAATGTCTAAAAAGTGGAAGTTTTGATGAATTTTTAAATTCTGGTGTATATCGTTCACCACCTTGGGAAGAGATTAATAAAGCAGTTGATAAACATAAACCTTTACCAACAGGTGTTTGTGTTCCGACTTCTAGAATTGTTGATGAAATATCCGAATCTATTGTTGCTGGAAAACTTCCATGGAAAGAATCTACCGATGATGATATTTTAAAAGAACATCAAAAAATATTAAAATTATTACAACATGTGAGTCAACAAGAATTAAAAGTAAAATATGAAAAATATGCAGGATTACCTATTTCAGATGTTCGTAAAATGATAATTGCTGTAATAAATGATAAAGAGCGACTTGAAGAAGATAAAGCAGACGCAATTGAAAAATTATTAAGAGGAAAAGAATTAAAAGAAAGAGTGTATTTTGATAAGGAATCGTTTTTGATTTGTAACCATACTCTGGAAATTATGAAAGGTGAAATGGAAAAAGATAGTGAAGGGTTTTTATTAGAATGGACAACTACAGAAGAAGGATTTAGAACATGTAAATATTGTAGTGAACGAATTAATAATAATGTTTTTGCAGTTCAAGATGATTTTGATGAGAATGGAAATCCTATTATTTCACATGAAATTTTACAAACAGGAACAACATTCCATGGCGAATCACATTTAGTATCTTTCACAAGTTCTCTTACTCAACTTAAACAAGTATTTAATTTGAATAACGCAGGAGAATCTATACTTTATTTGCTTTTATCTTTATTACAAATTCTTCCTTTAGAAAATCAATTAATACCTATTTTAGAACATGTGCGTGGTTCTTCAAAAGCTCTTGAAAAATCAAAACTTTCAGATGATAAAAAACAATTAATACAAGGATTGCTTGGAATAGGAGCAATTGTAGTTTTATTACAAACACATAATCCTTTTCTAATACCTCGTAGATCATTTGGTTCAAAAATAATGAAATTATCTGGATATCCGAGAGACACAGAAGATGAAAATGATTCTCCTGTTGTTGATACGATTATATCTGTTCTAAAAACAACATTTAGTGAAATACCTGGCACTTTTAAAGGAGCTATTGCTAAATTATTGCGTAAAGTTATTTCAAAACCAAAAGAAGTTCGTAAAGAAGCAATTGGTATTATTAAAAATAACTTTTATGCTAAATTTAAAGCACAATTTTTATCTTCAAAAGAAAGATATGTAAGTCCTATTGAAACTGAACAAAGACAACAAATTTCGATGCCTTTGATATTAGTAGACAAACTAGATTATAAACCGAATGAAAGAATTGGTTTAGAAGAAAAAATGGGAGAGTGTAATATTGATATACCCAGAACATATCTTTCATATTCTCGTCCACCAAACGTATCTCAAGAAGCCGTTATTCTATCTTCTACTCGCCAATCTAATAATTCTATGAACATTATAAAACCAGATATACAAATTCCAAGTGTAGAATTACAAACATCAGAAATAACAAAATTAATTCAAATAGGATTTCCAAAAAATATAAAATTAGATAAAATTCAAAACTTTATTAAATCCGTGGATGATTCCGTAGCTTTATTAACTTTGTTAAATCGTATTTTAGATATTCTTTCTATTCAAAAATTTCCATTGCAAAAAATTACAGAATATAGGCAAAAATCTACATATTTAGAAGGTAAATTAATGAGAGATTCTGCTCGTGGATTATTATATTCATTGTTTCAAGATATATCAAATGATAAGAATAATGTGAAATTATTTCAAGAAATTCGAGAATCTACACAAAAAGATTTAACAATGAAAATGATTTTAATTACAAAAGAAGAAGCTACACAACAGGAATCCGAATTACGAACTCGTGAACGTGAAGTTTTTAAACAAAGAATGCGTCAACTAGATGATAGTCAACGCGAAGTTACAAAAATGATGTTAGATATTGGAATTGCGCCATATGTTATTACAAATGAAGATCGTGAAATATTCAAAAGAGAATATGGTATTCAAGATCCAGAAGAAGCATATAATCATATAATCAACGAACAAGATATGGATAGACCCGAAGGAGGATTTGTGACAAGAGAATCAGAAGAAGGAGAACCTATAATAGTGAACGGTCATGAAATAGATACAGATCGTGGAGATTATGGAGATATGCGTCAGCGCGCAGAAGGTGGAGATTATAATACTGTTGGGTTTGATGATGATGAAGGATATGGTGTTTAAATAGTCATTTTTTCAATTTTATAATTACGTGATTTATAAAGAGATAATCTTGATTGAAATTGTCTACGAAAAGCAGGATCTACAATATCTACAATTAAAGGATCAACTTCTCTTCCTTTTTTATCAACTCTAAGAATTCTTCCAACAATTTGATCGACATCAGGTCTTGGTGTTGCAATAAGTAGAGTGTTTAGTGTAGATACATCAAATCCTTCTTTACACATAGAATATGTTGCAATTAGGATCTTTTTTGTTGAACACCATTCAGTTCTTTGAACTGCTTTAACATCACGACCTAACACACAAGCAGTTTCTTTCAATTCAGGTGGTAACATATCATATAAAACTTTTGTATGATCTACACGATCGGATAAAACAAGAACTTGTCGTTCTTTTTCATCAAATAAATCAACCAATAAATCAACTAGTAATTTATTACGTGGTTCATAATCTACAACTTTATTAATCATCAGAGATGTAAACATAACTCCTGATGAATTATAAATAATATCATTATATACGTCATCCTTAGGTTCAAAATCATAAACTTCAACTCGAACTTTTTCATCAACTTTATCTGATGTATCTGATTTATATAAAAGAGGACCTAGAAACCAATTAATAACATGCATTAATTTATCCTTGCGTTCAGGTGTAGCAGATAATCCAAGCATATGTTTTGAAGTTAATTTTGGTATTGCTTTTGAAAATGCTTCGGAAGCAATATGATGACATTCATCTACAATTAAAAGTCCCATATTTTTAAATAAATCTGAGTCATATTCTTTCATTGAAACACTTTGTAACATAGCTACAACCAAATCTTTATTTTCTATATCAATTTTATCACCTTGTACAGAACCAATTCTTGCTTTTGGAAGAAAAGCTTTTATTCTATCTATCCATTGATCTCTTAGAAATGTATTATGTACGAGTATAATTGTCGGAAATCTAAGTCTAGATGCAATATATAATGCGCATACTGTTTTACCACCCCCAGTCTGGAGTGATAGAATTCCGTCACGTGGTTGAGGAGTTAGAAAAGAGTTCACAACATCTTCCTGAACTGGTCTCAAAGAACCAGAAAACTCCCAGTATTTCTGATCAGTTGTTTCTACATCACGTGTGGAAGACTTATGAGGACCGTATGTTTCAATCCCATAGTGTTTTGGAACGTATATGTCCTGATCTGTTTCAACATAAACAGGATATTTCGCAACATATTGAGGCTTCACAAACACAGAAGGAATATAAGGTTTTACAGTAAGCAACCCTCTTACAGTTTGTAAATTTGAAATATCCTTTTTAGAAATTTTATATCCTTGTAAAGTTAACATTATTCTACTAAAAACTAGAATACTTTTATTCCGTTTTATATTGGTTGACAACAAGACCATTTACTAAAATCTGACCACTTGGATACTATTTTATTAAATGCTGCTTTGGGGTCAGAAGTTGTATTATCTGGTGGAATAGTAACAAAATATGATCCGGAAGAACCATCTTCTACCCATTCATAATAATCTCCTAGCATTATATTTCCAGAAGAACCTGGTAGAGAGGATACACAACCTTTATTAGCTTGTGGTTTCATTTCCCATAAAAATTTTCCGGATAATCCAACTAAAATCATAAAAGATTTATTTGTATTATAAAGTTTTCCATCTGAACATTTTTCTAAAAATAAAAAATTAACAGATTTCATATCTTTTGGAATATCTCCATTCGTAAAATACTCTTTACTTGAAAAGTTAATCAATAAGAGAAATCCCACAAATAAAAATAATAAATACATATATTTCATTCTTAACTATACATAAAGAATAAATGTATACGCCCGCTTTTATAGAATTTCTAGGAACGTCTCTTTTAATCGGAGCAGTTTCGTTTACAGGAACACCTCTTCTTATTGTATCTGCGTTTGCTATTGCAATTGCGTTTGGTGGTAAGATTTCAGGAGGACATTTTAATCCTGCTATAACTGCTTGGGCGTTATTAACAGGAAAGATTGGTAAATCTAAAGCTTTATCTTATATAATCGCCCAATTAAGTGCTGCTATGTTTATATGGGTTATGGGATCTATGGTAAAAGTCTAAAAATGGATTTATTATTGTCAAAAATATAAATATCAGACGTATCAAATGGAAGAAGAAGATATACATCCAATCTCTGGGCTTACAGCTCAACAACGATATGAAAATTACAAGCTTTTGTTAGACACAGATAGATTCTTTAAAATAAAGGGAAATATAACACCTGAGTGGATAGAGATACATAAACAGCATATTCTGAAATATAGAACTTGGTATTCAGACTATTCTAAAATAGATGAAAATATTATAGAACCAGAATTTCGAAAAATTTGTAAAGAAATTGAGACTTTGATTTCATATTTAGTTCATCAAATAAATACTACAAATACGTTTCAACCAGAATTTTATAGAATTCTAAATGAACATCTTAAAAGTATGTGTCAATCTCAATTTGGAGATGAAGATTTGGAAGATATTATGGCGAATATGAACCTCAGTTAAAACTTAAACATAAAAAATAATGTAAATAATAAAGATGAATAAGGTTTTTGATTATAATGGAACAAATGTTTCACCTTCAAAACCTGTAAAACAGTTAAAAACTGTGAAAAAGACACTTGTGATTGATTCAAGTGATCGTGATACTACAAAATTTTATACGAATGGTGATTTTGTAGTTTATTTACCTCGTGTATACGAAAATGTAGTTTCTTTACGATTAGTCGCAGGAGAGTTTCCTAGGACTACGACTATCACTGGTTCTACTAATCCAGGAGCTAGAAGTCACAGTTATTCGGGTGGGCAAAACATTTCTTCTTCAAAATGGTCATCTGATTCCGAACTCATGGATAGTAATTATTATTTTTTAATTGATTTAGAAGGTCTAAATAAAACAGATGAATGTGCTAGGGAGGCAAACAGATCTGCATATCCAGATGGATTTTTTGCAAAAATTCCTGTTTTAATTAACGGATCGTTTATTGAATATAACGATAGTTCCGCCCAAGAAAATAAGGCAATTTATAAACCTTCTATTGGAAAGCTAGATAGATTACATATTCGAACTCGTCTACATTCACAACAAGGAAATCAAGGATTTATTTATTGGACTAGTGATGGCGCTACAGCAGGTTTAGCTAATCGAACTGTCGAATTTTCTTTAACTTTTGAAATTGAAATGCTAGATAATTCTTTTGATGATTTTTCGTCTTATGAGACTTTTGTAAGCGATCGTAATTAATTTAATTATTATGAACTAGATTCTGTATCTCGTCAAATTCTCCTGAATGTTTCTTCACAAACACTTTCCAACCAAGTGGAAGTTCTGAGACTTTAAAGTACATTCCGTTCATAAACTTTTCAGGTTCAGGAACATTCAGAAATACTCGTGATGGTTCGGATTCGCTCAGTCCAAAGAACTTATAATCCATAAATCTTGATACAAGAATTGTTCCGTCGCTTCTTTGAACAAGACATTTCCTTCCATGAAGAGGTAAATGTTTAAAAGGTTCGGGAAGGTTCAACTGTGTAAGAATATCTCCAAACTCATCTTCACTTGGAAGAGACTTCATCTCTGGAATATCTACATCTTGAAAATTCCCAGGATCCAATGGAATGAGAGAAGGCATATCAGTATCCTCCTCAGTATCCTCCTCAGTATCCTCCTCGGGATTCATAGTTTCGTATCTATCTGTACGTAGAGGTGGGATAACATACTTATAATTAAGTTCTTCTAGAAGTCTACACAAAGTTACATAGTTGGGCTTTATACCCTTATGAATCCTGTTTGAACCGTAAAGCACATCAGTGTAAGATGCTTTGAGCGAATACAACCAATCCTCAAAGGTGTCATAGTGCCTGTTGACGATGTAGTCGTAAAACTTACGATCGTGAATAATACAATGTCTAATCATACCAGCCCTCTTTGCATTCCTCCATTTCTCGTAAGTATCGTATTCCAACTCTCTCGCCAGAAAGAAGTATGAATCGTGTGCTCCAAATGTGTTCTTACAACCCATATCTGTTAATGATATTCCAAAGTTGCGAAATTTATCGTTCCACTTGCTTAATAATAATTGATTGATTTGTGACATTTTTGATTGCGGATATAGTAGGTCTCATTTGAAACCTAAGAATCCGTTTTTAATGAAGAGTTTTACCTAATGAAACAAATGTATCAAATGTAAAAAGAAACACGACACCTGTGAAAATATATAACATCATATCTTGTGAAGAAGGTTGTTCGTATCCTGTTTTATTCTGTTGTATCATGTGAAGAATCTGATTTAATTTTATTTCGTATGCTGCGTCTTGAAAAGAAGGAGGAGCATAAGGAAAATCAGTTCCTCCATTTGAAGGAACAAGTGGAGTTTTATAAGACGAATAATTTGTCATTTTTTCGACTCTTTCAACTTTTGCTGGACCATAATTTGATTCGGCTTGTTCATCATCTTCAACAATAGGTAATGAATTTGATAAATCGTCTATTGTTTTTCGGTGTTTTGTTAAAGCTGCATGAGTTCGATGTTGTGGAGTAGGATATACCCTTCCTTCTCTTTCGGCATCACGAGGTTCTTCTTTTTGTCCATATTTTGAAGCCATAGTCAATCCTTTTTTTGGAAAGGATGATCCCCATACTTCTTCAATACTAGCCATTTCCACTTGTTGAAAAGCACATACAAAAATATTAACATTCGTTTCAAATAAATGAGACTACAACCTTTTGAACTCGGACTAACATTTTTAGTTATTGGATATATAGCTTTCTATACAAATCCTCCTCCTCGTCACATAGCTGATTTTGTGTCTTCTCCTGTCGGAAGTATTCTTACCCTTCTTGGAGTTTTGTATGTTACCACATATCAAAGTATTGTAGTAGGAGTATTCCTTGCTCTTGCTTATATCATGACTGTTAAGAGATTAACCGAGTATTTGGATGAGAAAGAACAAACGCCATCAAAAATGCCAGATATTAAAGAATTGGCAAGTATGATTAAGAGTGCGGAAAGCATGACAAAACTATCCGAACCTGTAAAAGGAGATACACGACTTGATTCAGTTTCACAAAAGAAAGGTACGCCTCTTCCTGAATTACCAGTAACAACTTCTGTTCCTAAACCAGATTCTGGAAAAGTAGAAGAACATTTTGCTTCATTCTAAATAAGATGATTAGTTATATTAATTCTATAGGAACGTCTCCTTTTTTTATTGGAATTATGATGTTGTTACTAAATATTGGTAGTCGATTTATTACACACGAATTAAGTTCGGATGATAAAGAATACAGTCAAAATATTTTTCTAAGAAGATTGACTGTTTTTGCGGTATGTTTTGTGGGTACTCGTGATATAGTCGTTTCTATTATTTTAACTGCTGCTTTTGTGGTTTTGGCAGGTGGTATTTTTCGAGGAAAAGGGCCTTTTTCAAAAGAAGGTATGACAAATCCTGATTTAGCTATGCGAGCCGCAGCAGGATTATCTGGACAAGTTGATTCGCCAGGATATGATAAAGAACAAAAACCTTTATCTAAATAATGAAGTGTCCTTATAAATTTATATTCGGTAAACCAAAAACAGGATTTCATTCAACTCGTGTTTTTGGATTTGCGTTAGGAGATACAATTGGAACTATTTTACTTGGTATTCTTTTTTCTTATTTATTTCAAGTTTCTTTACTCTATTCTATTCTTGGAATGTTCGTAGTAGGAGAAATATTACATTATTTGTTTGGCGTTCAAACTGCGTTTTTAGATATGATTGGAATTAAAGCGTGTGAATAAATAATGGGAGGTTGTTCTTCTAAAGATATGGCTATATGCTTGGTTGTTTTTAATCCTGTTAAAACAAAAAAAATAATAGCGAACTATTTTGCTATGATAAAAGAATTAAAAGATTATCCTGTATTTACTCTAGAACTAGTTTATGAAGGAAGAAAACCAGAAATTCCTGAAGCATTTCATATTGTTGGAAATTCGGTAATGTTTAGCAAGGAAAATTTGTATAGAATACTCGAAACAAAAATTCCTTCTAAATATACGAAATTAGCTTTCTTAGATACAGATATTCTATTTTCAGATTCTTCTTGGTATTCTAAAGGGTCAAAACTTTTAGATACACATGATGCCGTACAACTTTTTGATAAATGTCATTGGTTAGACTCTGAAAATAAGAACACGACTCTTACTCGTAAAAGTGTTCTTTATATGACAGAACCCGAATATATGTGGACATATCATCCAGGATTCGCTTGGGCTATGCGAAGAGATTGGTATAATAAAATTGGATTTTTTGATTGGGCTGTTTCAGGAAGCGGAGATACTTTATCAACGATAGGATGGTTGAAAAAGAAATTCCCCAAACATTTCAAATCTTGTCCTAAAAGTATTAAAAATGAATTCTCTAAATTTTACTCTAAACCTTCTCCACGTATAACTTTTTTAAAGGATATAGACGTAAAACATTTATATCATGGTTCACGGGTAAATAGACAATATGTATCTAGACATGAAATTCTAGATGTTCCGATAGATATTACTAAATTAATAAAACTCAACACAGACGGTCTTTATGAATGGGTTGAAATTTTTAAATGGAATCCCTTTTTTTCAAATTATTTTAAAAATCGTAATGACGATGATGTTTTAGAGTTTGATAGTAACACTGTTCTTACCAGTTGATCCGCCTTTCTTTGAAGATGTTGGTAATGATGGTGTCATTTTAACGCTTTTTGTTTCAATTCCAGCATTGACTGATTTTAGTAAATCATCAATATTGGGAGGAGGTTTTAGTTCACGATGTTCTTGGACTGACGCAATTTGTGGTTGGGGATTGGGCTTTTTCATCATTTTATTTAATGCTGCTGTCATTGGCTTTTGAGTTTGTTGAGGTGGTGGAGGAACCATTCCACTCATGAAATTAGAAAGACCTGCCAAAGGATTAGAAGGTGGTGGAGGAGGAGGTGGGGATGGGTAAGATCTTACATTATTATTAGATTGTTGTTGCATTGCCGCAGTAGCTAATTGTCTAGCAATATCCGGATTTGTCTTTAAAATCTGATCCATATTTGGAATTGGAGATTTCATGGCCATTTGATTTGTTAAATGAACCATATAGACCATCATACATGTACGAATAGGAATACGAACTAATGGATGCATCTTCAATTTATCGCCATACAAATCATAAAGTTCTTCAAAATCTTCTTCCATATCCACTACATTCATTTGTGCGGATTCAGAAAGTCCGTCCAATTTTAATCCAAATGCTTGAACAAATGGAACATTTTTAGAACTCCATTCCATAGCTGACATACCTGTAATATACCAATCACAGAACTGTTTTATTGTTTGGTCCATGTCCTTTTCACGACGAATGAATTCAAGTTCCATCTTCATTTCTTCCAAAGGTGATTCCAAAGTGAAACGTTTACGCATAGGAACACCAAGTTTATTTAGTCTCTCAAATTTCCTCAACATTTCGTATTTTTCACGCATCGTATGTTCTTCGGACATTTTACGTGGAGGAGGCATAAACGTATCAGCGTTCATATTTTTGAAACCATCGCTTGTTTCTAAAACTCCAACATCTGAAAAAGAAGGAACTAGTTTAGGAGCTTCTTCAAAAGAAGGTAAATCATTAAAACTTAAAGTCGGAAGTTCCACAGTATCTAAGCTCGGTAAATTAATATCCGTAACTTTCGGATTTGTTAAAAAATCGACTCCTAACACATCACTCATTTGTTTGAATGAACGATAGCGTTATGAAAACTTAAACGCAGAATAAGAAAACGAATTTCAACATGACTAAAAAATAGAATGTTCAAGATGTTAAACATACCAAATCTTTCAAAAGATATTCAAGTTGATTCGCCTTTTCAGTTTCCACTGGATCCGTTTCAAAAATATGCGATTCAAGCAATTACAAATGATGAAAATGTCCTGGTGACTGCTAAAACTGGTTCAGGAAAAACATTAGTTGGTGAATTTCAAATTCATCATTCTCTTAAAAAAGGTAAACGAGTATTTTATACAACTCCAATTAAATCTTTAAGTAATCAAAAATTCCAAGATCTAAAAAAGTTATTTCCAAGTGTTGGAATTATGACAGGAGATATTAAATTTATGCCACAAGCTGATATTGTTATCATGACTACCGAAATTCTACGAAACCTTTTATTTAAACAAGGAACTTCGACTGAAAATATAGGTATTACTGCTAATCTTTCTTTAGATAATTTAGATGCTGTTATATTTGATGAAGTTCATTATATCAATGATCAAGATCGTGGAAAAGTATGGGAAGAATGTTTGACTTTACTTTCTCCAAACATAAATCTTGTTTTGTTATCCGCAACAATTGATAAACCTGAAAAGTTTGCTGGATGGTTAGGTGATCTAAAACAAAAACCTATTCATCTTATTTCTACTGAATATCGTATTGTTCCTTTAAGCCATCAACTTCCAGATAAAAATGTGGTTATGGATTCAAAAGATACATTTAACCAAAAGAATTATACGAATTGGTATAACAAATTCTTTGATTTACAAAACGAAGAACGAAAGCATAAAGAACGCGTACAAGCTCGTGAAGAAGGTCAAATTATAAAAAAAGGAGAACACACCACAAGTTTTCTACATCGTATGAATACTCTAATTTCCGAAATAGAACAACCTGCTATGTTCTTTGTATTTTCTCGAAAATTATGTGTTGACTTTGCTAAAAAGGTAAGTCATACATTAATAGATTCTTCGGATACTGCATCTGTTCGACATATCGTAAAATTTCATCTTCATAGATATCCTGAACTTGAAAAAATGGCTCAGTATCATGAATTATTCGAACTTTTACAAAAAGGTATTGCGTATCATCATAGCGGTGTTCTTCCTATTTTAAAAGAAATTGTAGAAATTCTATTTTCTCGTGGATTTGTTAAAGTTTTATTTGCTACTGAGACATTTGCAGTTGGAATTAATATGCCTACAAAAACTGTTGTTTTCACATCCTATCGAAAATACGACAGTTCTTCGGATAGACATCGTATGCTAACAACTTCTGAATATATTCAAATGGCTGGAAGAGCAGGACGTAGAGGAAAAGATGATAAAGGTATTGTCATATATCTTCCTATACGAGATCCTGAACCTCCTGCGGAAGTTAAAAACATGATGACTGGTAAAAAAGCAGAATTAAATTCAAAGATGAAATTTGATTATTCTTATATTTTATCATCTCTTCAATCTGGAAAAGATATTCAAAGAGATACATATTGGGCTTCTGAACGAAACGAACAATTGAAAGAATTAGAAGATGAACTCTTGGAAAAAACAAAACAAATTATGGACGTTTCTTCTCTTGAAGATTGTAGAAAACGTGAAGAACTAGAACTAAAAATAAAACAAACTGTAAATGCAGAAAGACGATCTGTACAATCTGAATTAGGAAAATGGCAAAATACTCATATGGGTCCTAAATGGGAATTAGCATGGAAATCTTATAAATCTCAAAAATCATTATTACAAGATATAGATTCTTTAAAAAACTTAATAGAAAAAACAAAAGATTTTCAATTCATGATTGATAATAATAAATACGTTCTAGAACAATTTGGATATCTTAATGGCGAACTTACTTTAAAAGGAGTTCTTGCTTCTGAAATTCATGAAGGACATCCTTTATTAATGTCTTATGCTTATGACGAAAAACTTTTACATAATAAAACTGCACACGAAACTGTTTTGTGTCTATCAACATTCTTAGAAGATGTTAAGACAGAAGAAACGTATACTAAAACAGAATTTCATAATCAAATGCTAGCCGAAGCAGAACGTATTAAAAAGATTGAATATATATCCTCCGAACCAACATTTTGGGAACTTACATCTTATTGGCATGAAATTGTAGAGCAGTGGATGAATGGAAATGATTATGTTTGTGAATTATTTGGCGTTGAACATGGTAATTTCGTTAAAGCTATTCTAAAACTATCAAATATAGTTGATGAATGGATAAATCTAGCTACTATTTCTAAAGATGTTGAAATCATCGAAAAAATGAAAGATGTTCGAAATTTATTAGTTAGATCGTTTGTTGTTCCAAACAGTCTGTATCTTCAAATCTAAACACTAATCTACGTTTCCATGTTGAATTATTCATATTTACAGAATATACTATTTTTCCTTTATTTCCTGGAATTGAATTGTTTTCACATGTAATAATTCTTTTCCATTCAGGTATCCATATACGATGATCATTCAAAACAATTCCGTTTATATTTCTTGAAGGTTCTAAAACTTTACGAAGAAAGAATATTTCTCTTTCATATTTTTTTGAACATTTTTCTCGTTTATTTATTTCATCAATTGAACATTCAAATGGAATTTCATTACACAAAACCATTTGATTTATAATATCAACAAATCTACGAATAGGAGATGTGGCATGACAATATTTTTGGTTCATTCCATAATGATTTGCGTTTTCTGATGGAGGAACATACGAAGCTGATTTATTAGCTAATTCAACTCCAAACGATTTATAAAGTTCAAGTTTTTCAATATCAGGTGGTGATTGAGATCTTAGAAACCCTTGATTTTTTTTCATTAATATTTTTGCTGTTTCTGTATTATAGAAAATCATAAGTTGTTCAATCCATTCATGTGAATCATTTAATTGTTTTTTTGCAAGATAAGATGATATATTCATTAAAAGATTCGAATATTTTGAAGAATGTATATTTTCATACGAGAAAGATTCTGTATTTATAAATGATATTCTTTCAAATGATATTTCTGTTATTTCTTTATCCCACTTAAATTTTAGAGCCACACCTCTTCGTAATTTTCCAGGAAATAAAGATATTTCTTCTTGAAATGGTAAGAGTGGAGCAATAACTTGTCCGTCTTTGTATAATGTTTGACCTATTTTAGAAGCTATTTCAAAATGTCTTTTATTTTCTGAAACCCATGAACATACATCCGCAATAACTATATATATGTACCCATTCTCGCCTATAAGTACAACATCATCTATATCTTGACATCCTGCTGGATCTACATTAAACGCATATCCTGTAATAAATGGATATTCCTGACTAGGTATTTTAAATGGTTCCTTAAATTTCTTCCAAGGTCTTATTGAATATTGAAATAACAATGCGGTTTCTTCGGCAATTTGATCACCACAATTTCCAATAATTTCTGTTAGATTTCCTTTTGTTAATTTTTCCGTCCATTGTTCTACTGTAATTAAAGCAAGAACATTGGATGTTGTATCTTTTCTTGAACATCCTACAATACACAATCCTAACGATGTATCCAAAGGTCTAAACAAATAACTTGGAACATTTCTTGAACTCATACCATACTTTGTTTTTGAATTTAATTCTAATACACCAGGAATCATTCTGTGTATTCACAAATACAGATTATTGTTTTCCATTTTCCACATACCATAATCCTTGTAAAAAACAATCCGCTAAATCATCTTTTTTAGGATGTTTTAACATATAATCTTTCCACTTTAAAGGAACTAATGCCGAAGCATGAATAATTCCTGTTTTTTTACGACCACTATATGTTTTTGTAGAATCTTCTAATGTTACAATATTTGTTAGTTTATGAACTGCAGAAACGGCTTTTACTTTATAACCTTGACATATAAACCACATATGCATCATTGATTGAACCGCCATCATTCTTTTATCGGGTTGTTGTTCAAATATTATCATATCCGATTTCTTCCAGAGAGTTTCTCGGGATTTTAATGAAGAGGCGATCAGGGGCGCTAGGTCTACTACTGAACCAGCTTTGCACGATTTTACACACCTCTTCCAAGCATTTACTGAGAAGTGTGCATAAAGAGCGTCCACGCATTCTTTTTTGGTTTTTCCTCCTATTCCTGGCAAGAGACCTTGCAACTCTTGAACACTCATTTTGTTCAAAACTGTTTTCGTGTAAATCTTCTCCTTCGTCTTGTGTTTCGTGCAAGAGTGGACATCCTTTTTTTTCCATGTTGAAATAGATTTACATTTGTAACAGGGAACAATTCCGGACTCTTCTGCCATAACATCAATTAAATTCCATTCTTTAATTTTTATATTTGTCCTTGAAGTTCCTTCTAAAATACAAAAAGCTAGATTTCTTAATCCAACATCAAAAGAAACAAGCTTCATTTGTAGTATGTAAGAATCTAATGTGAAGGTAAAATAAGAATGGCAGAAAATGATATTGCTGGATTTATGGCAGCAATTAAAATGGGTGAAACACCGTTAGTAGGTCAATTATTATCCCAAGCACCGGAACTTGCAAATTCTAAATTACATGAAACAACAGCACTTATGTTAGCAAGTGGAGAAGGTCGTCTTGGAATAGTTAAATTATTAATTCAAAAAGGTGCGAATGTGAATGCTTCTACAGTTGATAATGGAGATACTGCTTTGATGGAAGCAAGTCGAAAAGGTCGTCTAGAAGTAGTCCGCGAATTGTGTGATCGTGGAGCGAATGTGAATGCTAAGACGGTTAATGGTTTCACTTCCCTAATGTTCGCAAGCCGAAAAGGTTATTTAGAAGTAGTCCGTGAATTGTGTGAGCGTGGGGCTAATGTCAATGCTAAGACAAATACCGGGTTTACTGCTATGTTGTTTGCGAAAAAAAACGGTGATGATGAAATAGTACATGAGTTGTTTAAGTATGCAGCCATTAAGATTTCCCCTACAACTGATAATCGTAATACTTCTATAACTGGTGCAAGACGTAAAACACTTCGTAAACTTAAAAAGAGAACTAAGAGGAAGCTTTCAAAAGCTGTAACAAAACGCTCTTAGAATCTCTTTTTCCGTAAGGAATTCCCTTCTTGGATAGAAGTTCTCGAAGTTGAGGAGCAGTTTTTTCATCAAGGTCATCCACATCAACCTCTGTAACGGTAGGTGTTTTGCTTGGCGGACCTTCCACAACTTCAACTTTTTCTTCAACTTCAACAGATAGTCTATCGTCCTCTTCTTCTACATGTTCAGGTTCAGGTTCAGGTCTTTGACTTTCAACAAAGGAAGCGAGAGCCATAGCTAGAGATTGAAGATGTTGAAGCATACGAGTTTGTTGCCAATACAAATATCCTACAATTCCAGCCAACACAAATATCATCGAGGCCAAAACAACGATAGTTACATATGTAAGTTCCATTTTAGTAATTGTATGGAAGAAACCTTCTTTCTTTAAACGTAAAGAAATGCCCGGCTCCGATTCATCCCAATATACTGCGTTTAAAAGATATTCATCTGCTTTAGTTAACCCCAGAACAGATAATAAAACAATAACTCATTTATATACTTTTAATCCAAATGCTGCTGCTACTTTGGCACCATCCAAGTTTTTATCGTCATTAACAGACAAAAATAAGGCTGTGTTACCATATATTCGTGTTTTAAGACCTTCAGGTAAACCTAGTAATCTTACATGTATTTAAAACTCTTCAGTAAACTTTATAGTCATTTCTTCTTCGGAAAATCCAACACCAGGTTTAGAATATTCAGAAACTTTCTTTTCAAAGAAATTAGTTTTACCTTCTAAAGAAATCAATTCCATAAAATCAAATGGGTTTATAGAATTGTATATCTTTTTTTGTCCTAATTGAACAGCTAAACGATCTGCTACAAACTGTATATATAAAGTCATATCTCTTGCGTTCATTCCAATTAATGAACAAGACAAAGATTCACATATAAAATCAGTTTCAATCTCTACTGCTTCTTTTATAATATTTGTTATTTCTTCATTTGTTAGTTTTTGTTGAAGTTTATGGTATAAAGTTACTGCGAATTCAGTGTGTAATCCTTCATCTCTTGAAATTAATTCATTTGAAAATGTAAGTCCTGGCAATAATCCACGTTTCTTTAACCAATAAATCGCACAAAATGAACCACTAAAGAATATTCCTTCTACACACGCAAATCCCACTAAACGAGTTGCATAAGAATCTGTAGATTCAATAAATTTCAAAGCCCATTCTGCTTTTTTTGCTATACAAGGAATTAAATCTATCGCTCGAAATAGTTTATGTTTTTCATCGGAATTACGAACGTATTGATCAATAAGTAAAGAATATGTTTCAGAATGAATACCTTCCATAGCATTTTGAATTCCGTAAAATAATCGAGCAACAGGAGATTGAATATCTTTTTGAAATCGCGTAGCTAGATTTTCTTGGACAATTCCATCAGATCCTGCAAAGAAAGCCAATACTTGTTTAATAAAGAATTGTTCGGATTCATTTAATTTATTCCAATCATCACGGTCTTTTGAGAAATCAATTTCTTCAACAGTCCAGAAAGATGCGACTGCTTTTTTGTAAAGTTTATACAAATCCTGCTCTGTATCTGAAATTGGGAACAAAGTATAACGTTCTCCAAGACTTGTGTTAGTTGAATCAAACAAAGGCTCCATATTTATTGAGTGTGAAAAGGAATTAAACATTCTATACTAACAATAAATAAATGGCTGGAACTGGTCCATTTTCAAACACAAATACGCGTAATCTTTTAGACCATGTGTTTAAACCATCAATAAATTTAACTAATACGGGGTTATACACCACAAATGTGGATGTGATTAATGTTCGTAATGTTTATGTAAGTGGAGACATTATTGGTCCAACTGGAAGTTTTTGGAACCATAGTGGTGGAGGAGGAGGTAGCGGAAGTTCAGGACCTACTGGATCTACTGGATCTACTGGACCTACTGGATCTACTGGATCTACTGGACCTACTGGATCTACTGGATCTACTGGATCTACTGGATCTACTGGATCTACTGGACCTACTGGACCTACTGGACCTACTGGACCTACTGGAACATTTAATTTTATAGGACAAGATAATTCTATTTTATTTTATGGGAATTCAAATGTAACAGGAAGTTCAGATTTAACTTGGAATGATACCACTAAATTATTATCTATAAATAATGGAAAATTTATGGTTGATCTCGATGGAAATTCTTTTCTTAACGGAATTGTTGATAAAAATCTTACTATTGGACGATCTGGACAAGTTTTAACTTCAACTTCTGATGGAATGAATCCAAATTTTCCATCATTATTATGGACTAATACAGTTTCGTATCTTCCAAATCCATATAATCTTATTTTAGTCGGAACAAATAAAAATGGTATTCTTTCTTCATCAGGGATGACCGGTTACGTTGCGACTGGTAGTGATTGGAATAAAGCTTTAAGTTTGACCGACATAGCATGGAACGGTTATCAATGGGTAGCTTTGTGGTTAAATTATAGTAAATCAGTTTCTGGAACCTCATATAGTTCTAACGGATTATCTTGGACCGAGGTAACAGTAAGTCCTTTTCAAGCAGCTGTTAACGTAGATGGTGGTTATGGAATTAGATGGGATTCTGTTAATTATCAATGGGTAGCTGTTGGGTATAATTCTGCTACAAATGGTATATATAAAAGTTCCAATGGAACATCTTGGACAAATGTAAATATAGATCCACGTATTATTCCTATTGGACTTGTTTGTTCTGATATTTTTATAGTTGGTTCAATATGGATTGTTGTTGCATATTCTCTGACTAACTTTGATAATGGATTTATATATAGATCAGATGATTCAGGATCTACATGGACTAATGTGACCCCCGTTTCGACTACATTTTTTGGTTATGCCATATCAAATAACGGTGATCAAACGTTTGTAATAGTAGGAACAGATTCAAATGATCTTAATAAGGGAATTATGTGTAGTACAGATAATGGTGTTACTTGGGCTTATACACCATCTGGATTTAATAATGTAAATACGACTAATGGGGGATATTCTGTAGATTGGGATGGAACACAATTTCTAGCTATAGGACGTGGATATAACACCAATCCTAAGATAATTTCAAGTGAGGATGGAATAACTTGGCTAGCTTCTGATACAGGTTATAATACAAGTCGTTCAGATGCACAGGGTTCTTATTCAATTAAATGGTGTGGAACTTTCTGGCTAGCAGGTGATAATGTAGTGAATAGTAATAGTAGTATTAGTCAATTATATTACTCGACAAGTGGAAATGATTGGACACAATCAACACTCATTACTGGTTCAGAACAAATACGTGGTATCGGATTTTCAAGTCAAAATGCGTGGAAAAGTCCACAACCAACTAATGTAAATGACGCGTTAAATAGATTATCAATTGCTTTTTTTAAGTATACTGGAACCGAGATTCCTTAAATCTTTACTACAATTTTATGTATACTTAATGCGGATACACCTGAAGCTTCAGAAACAGGTTTCATTGATAATTTTGTTTTAAACCCCATTATATAAGCTACAACTCCTGCTACAATTGTTTTAGGTGTATGTTCAAAATCATCTTCTGATTTTTGAGAAATTTCGTATAATAAATCCATGATTTTTTGACGTTGTTCATCGTTCAAATTTAGAGTAGCGCATAATCTTTCGGCTATACCTATTTGTGTTTGTAAAACCGTATTATCTGTTGAGGAGAAGTATGTTATAGCTTTACAAAGTGAACGAATATTAATTAACATTATTTTTGCGATTTCTTCATGACTTCTTGGTGCTCCATTATTTCGACAAGCGACAAATATTGCGGCTCCCATCATTGCTCTACGCGTTTCTCCTCTTACTTTTTGAGCGTCTTCTAATTGTTTATATAATCCACATGCATCCATAATTATTGCTTTTGGAAGACCAGCATGTGTACAAGATAATTGTATTGCGTCAAATATACCCATCCATGATCTTTGAGAATTTGATGATAAAGACCATGATGATAGTTTTTGTAGACATTTCATTTTTTCAGATTGATTGGCTTTGTGTAAAATTATTGAACCATAAGATGATTCGGGCAATAAATCAGAAGTTACAAATCCAGTTCTACATTTATCATCTCCTTTTGAGTCTTCGTAATTACGCCATTCAGCAGTTTCATCTATAACCTTTTCAATAATTGTTCCACATGTTGTACAGACTTTCTCACCTTCATCAATTATTAGAGTATGTTGACACTCCATTTGATGTTTCTTTTAATTGAATTTAGTTTTGTCCGTTTTACGCGGTTTATAAGATAAAGTTAAATCTACAATAGATCCGTATTGTGGAAAAATAGTATTAAAATATGGTCCAAGTATTTTATAAAATAAATATTTAAGTTTTTCTGTTAAATCATCCATAAATACAAAAATAGCAAACAAGAAAAACATACCCGAAATATAATTATCAACTAATGAATCTAATTCTTTTCGAACAGGAAGAAAAGGCGGTAAATAATCAGTAAGCTGTGAACTCCAAAACGCAATTGTAGCTAAGATAGATATTTCAATACCAACATCTGTTAATTGAAATACAGTACTTCTATTTCTCCAATGTTCATCAAATTCGTCAAATAAATGATACATCGTGTAAGAAAGCACAGCTCCAAACAATGTATAAAATAATGCTAAAATAATAATATTTGAACTCATAAAACTTTTTTCAATAACATTTGTTGAACGTACCATTGTTTTAATAACTAGTTTTCATTTGGATCTCTTGCCATAAATGCGATCGTTGAAGGATCGTAAACCTGAGGGCGATAATTTGTAGCAAGAATAGGTTTCCCTATATCTCTTGTCTTAACAGGTTTTATCCATGAAATCATTAGATATTTTGTTTCAACGACCCATACCCAATATCCAGCAGACGAATACTCTTTAACTAAAAACTCCAAAGCTTCACTCAGTTTAAAAAGCGGATATCCAAATACATATGTTGGAACTTCGTAAATTATATAAGGTGCATTTGAATTATGAATAGCTTGTTGACGTATTTTAGCTTGAATTTGTCCCATAACAGGAACCATTGCTGCCATTCTATTCAAACGGCGTTGTTCTTGTTCATTCCATATTTCTCTTGCTTTCAGCATGCTTACTTATAAGTATAATAATGTTTCCGTTTAAAAAAATTATTTTAGGTGGTGGAGCAGCAAAAGGTATTTTACATTTTGGTGCTTTACAGGAACTTTCTAAACACCAAAAACTTTATTTTCCAAATGGAGTTTATGGAACTTCTATTGGATCTATGGTAGCAAGCTTAGTTGCCTTTCAAATTCCGTTTAATGATGACCTTATAAATGCATTCAAAAAACATCTTGCGTCTATTGATACATTTTGTCCTCCGTTAACATTTAAAGATGTAATAACAATCATACCTGAAAAGGGTATTTACAGTATGGATTTATTTGAAAAACAAGTTTGTAATGTATGTGACGATATTGGATTTGATATTCGTAACACAAAAATAAGCGACGCACATATGCCTTTATATATAGTAGCATCAAATATAACGAAAGGTATACCCACCTATTTTACAGGAGATGTTCCTTTACTAGAAGCTATTAAATGTTCATCGTGTATTTTGGGTGTATTTAAACCACAAGAACTTTACGGACAACTTTATGTAGATGGTGATATATTCACACCTTGTTTTGGAAGAGGATACGAGGATGCACTCCAAATTTCCTTAAAAACTCATAGAATAGAAAAAATAACACCTGAGACAATTGAATCTGTATCTCCTTTGAAATTTTTTCGACAAATTTTTAATAATTCGGTGATGAATTTTATTGAAAATCAAAAGACGGATAATACATTAGAACTTATATATCCAGGATTATATTCTGAAACAAATTTGAACGATTTAGATATTCAAGATATTAATAAATTTTCATCTTATTCAATGAGACGGTTTCTCATCTCCAAGGGCTTTCTTGAGGAATTCGCGTAAATTTGGAACAGTTGGTTTTCCTAACATTTCATATACCTTTTTATCTGTTATGACTTTAAATGTTGGATAAGCATTAATTTTATATAAAGCGGCTTTTCCCTTATTTGTTTCAGCATTAATATCTTCAAAAGATATGGTCTTTCCTCCATATGTAAGATTATCATTCTTAATAACCTGTTTCAAAGATTTCCATGGTTCTTGTGCTGTTTTACAATGAGGACACCAAGATGTATAAAAAAACATTAAAGTTGCTTGCGTATCGTCCAATCTTGAATCAATAGGTGGTTCTTGTTCTATTAATCTTGCCCCTGGTGGAGTTCCTGTAATAGCATAATAAATACCAATAAAACTAACAACAACAATAAGTGAAATAATTATTTCAGTTATCATCTTTACGAAACGATGGATATAAAATCTTGGCGTCTTTTCTTTGTTTTTCAAAATAAGTTCGATATGCTTTATCAGGACTCATTCCATCACGTATTTGTATCCAAGAAATTTGATTTGTTTGACGTTCAGGTTCATAAGGTTTTGCGTGAATATTAAACCATTTTCCTCTATATCTCAACATTTAATACTATAATTCAGGTAACAACTAAACCGTTAAAAACGGAAAACATTTTTTAAAGGTAAGAGAGATCGAAAATGAAGAATCAATTTATCAAGACACTCAAAAATATTATTACAAGTGAAAACCTAACTTGTAAAATCAAATCAATTGGTAATGATATGTGGAGACTAAAAATTTATACTCCCTATGGAAATATACCTGCAAAAATTGAAATAACAATTGATAATTTTGATAATATAGGCGATAGAGGAGTACGCGGTTGCGTATTCTACTACGGTGATGTTTCTAGAAATCAAATTTCGAATGTTATGGATTCAATTATGGAAAGGATTTGACATAGTCAAGAGGGTTTAAGGAAATCCTACAAGGTGGGCACCGATACCGAACCCAGCACCTTGTCTTGCAGATGAACCAACAGAAGGAGCGTATACATCAAGAATGGCGAACGTTGCGAGTGCGACCATGGCAATCATTCCAACTTGGGAGAGTGGCAAAGACTTTCCTCCCATAAATTTAGGGAGCCAAAAGGCCGCAATTGCTACTACAAGACCTTCGAGGGCATACTTTACAGCACGACTTACAAGATCCGACATATCTACACCAGGGGGTGAAGGAGTTTTTGTTTCAGGCATTTTTATACAATTGTTTAGATAAAAATAATGAAACACATAAGATATAAATTTCAAATCGATGACGATGTTAAAAAAGAACATCGTATTGGAAATATTCGATCTATTCAAATTGGGTTAGATATTAGAGAGTATTTAAGTGATCCAACTGGATGGAAAAAATACGGATACTTTTTTGAAGATGTATTGGAGCGCGAGAGTGTTTTAATACGATTATCAAGTCCAGCTACAATTCGAAAAATATGTGGAGATGGTAATTTATCATGTGCTGAATTAGGTGGTCGTAATATGTATTTAAATTCTAAACGATGGTTTGAAGGTTCAAAAAAAAGTGGTTTAAGTTTAGAAGATTATCGTCAATATATGGTAACACATGAAATTGGGCATATATTAGGACATGGTCATAAACAATGTCCATGTAAAGGTTGTCCTGCTCCTCTTATGTTACAACAAACTCTGGGGTTGAAAGGGTGTAGGCCAAATACTAATCTCTAACAAATATAAATAAAATGGTTTGTCGTAAATCTTTAAATGATGTTGGAGTTGCGGTATTTGTTTTGACAATTATCATGTTTTCGTTTGGTACAACATTTTATGGTTTATTTCGTTACATTTATGATTTAGAAGATGATGCTTATTTATCTCGCGATCATCTAATTTTAGCAGGTAATGTTCTTCAAGTAGCTGCTATTGGTGGAACTATGGTCATTCTTTCAAATCTTCCACCTGGCCCTCTTCAATTAGGGATTACGTTGACCATGTTTTTACTACTTATTTTGGTTTTGTATTTAACAAATTTTGATCCAAGTAATAAAGGATCTGCTTGGTCAGCCTTAGTATTTTTGATTATTGATGTATACGTAAAAATAACAGCTGTATTTATGGGGTTTGGTGTATGTTCTGTTGATGAAGTTCCAGGAGCTATTACGCAAATGGGAGGTACATTATTAAAATATTTCGGAGGTCGGCGTTAAAGAATGGGACTTTCACGTATTGGACAATACATAAATAAATGCCTCGCGAAGAATTGCCTAAAGTTGAAGACGGAGAAATTGTGGATTATTTGGATGAAGATCCTGAAATCCCTACACAGAGATACGCCATCATTTCTTTCATTTCTCCTGAAAAGGTTATTAAACAAAAGAATGAGTTTTACACGGAGAGGTTTATTGAGTGGCTTGATTATGATTGGAAGGTGAAGGGAATGGAACATTTTATGGCATTTCTTTCAAAGAAATATTCTTTGAAGATTGATGATCTTATGGGAGATATGCAAGAATTTGCCAAAGTTCATAATGAAGAAGTACGAAGCACTGATGTTCACGAGAAATGGCAGATCTTTCTCTTGAAGAAGGAGAAGGATTTGGAGACCGAATATACCGAGAAAGTCAATTTCCGAACAAATGTTCGTGGTGTAAAGGTTCGTCGTATTTTTAGTTCTTTGGAGGAAACTCAGCAATATTCTAAGGTTCTTCAACGCAAGTATCCTCGTGATAATTTGTATATTGGAAAAGTTGGATGTTGGTTGCCATGGGATCCATCTGAACATTTGATGCCTGATGTAGAATACGCAACCCAAGAACTAAATGAGATGATGAGAAAGTATAAGGAGAATGAAGTGAATCGCGATATCTTTTTTGAGGAGGAGAAGGCAGAGAAAATCAAGGCTCAGAAAGAAGAGAATGCGCGTCGTAAGAAGGAAATAGAAGATCAAAAGAAGGAAACGGGTGTTCTAGAAATTGCTGATCTTGAACAGCAATTTAATACCCCTCTTCACCCATCCGAAGGAGCGATTCGTGATGAGTAAATTTTCTTTACTGAGTTAAATTAATAATGAGTTCATTAATTGATCCTGAATCTTCCGGATCTTGGGATATGGGGTCTTTAAGAGATGCGTTACCGAAACAAAAACCAACTCCACCACCTTTACCTCCTCGTAATCCATCTTCTCGTTCTACGAAAGGTATTCCTGCTAAAAAACTTGCGGATGAACAAGAATTACTTAAAAAATTATCATCAAAACCAAAAACAAGAAGTGTCGTAGATGATATGCTTAGAAATCCTGGAAAATACAAGAAAAAGGTAGATGAGGCACTTGATCTTATTAAAAAACATGAGGTTGAAAGATCTGATGATGAATTGTTAGAAATGTTGGGTAAAATGAAACTTGGTGGTAGACGAAAGACTCTTCGGAAAAAACATAAACATAATAAAAAAACTAAGAGGTCTTCTTATTAATCTTCACCCATGGATCAGAAGCTTTACGGTGAATTTTATCGGGCGAATATTCATCAGCAAGTAATATTGCACTTGTAAAAGGTTTATTATCTTGCCATAACGATTCATCGCATAATTTGAAGGGCGGATGTTCTTGTGCCTTATACCAAAATACTTGATCTTCTAATTTATTTGATTGGATACCATTACAGACGACTAGACATTCATAGTTCTCTGTGCATTGATCCATAAACTGACAAAACATTTGAAATGTAGGAAACATTCCAGCATAGTTATCATAAATACGTTTACGATTTCCAATAACGTTCTCTCTTAAAATAAACACAAAATCTATATTTGTTCTTAAATTTGGAGGAACTCCTAAAGGATATTGCATAGTAATCATAGTTGTTAAATCTATATGACGACCGTTCATAAATACATACCGTGTAGATTCCTCATTCATCCATGTCTTATCATATAAACAATCATCTAAAATAAGGAACGCTCTTGGATCTATACTTGAATTACCACTAGATCTTAATGAAGTATTGTGTGCTTGTTTTACAGACATTTGACGTTTTATAGCACTAGCTACAATTGAAGAATTATATTTATCATGAATTAATTTAGAAGGAACAATATCTTGGAAAAAAGGACTAGCGACTTCTGAACCTGATATAACAGTTCCGACAGGAAAACAATCACGAGTTGAAGCAAGGATATCGCGAATAAGAAATGATTTACCTGTATCACGTTTTCCTATAAAAACTATTACGGGAGCTTTTTTAGAATCGAGAGCACATTTATCTCGAATCATATCGATAGAAAATTTCTTGATGTTAAAGTTCATCTTAACTTAATGCGTGAATATTTTGATTATGAATTAACATGTTTCATATAATATGATAAAACGAAAACATAGTTCAAATAGTGAATTAAGAAGTTCGTCTTTTCCTTTATCCATTCATAGATATACATATCCAAATCTAAAAAGTTCTATTAGAGAACATTGGGGATTTGAGAATATTCAGCCATATTTTCCACCAATTGAAAAACTTTTTAAAACATCTGAATTAGAAAGAGTTACAGATTATGGTATTTCTCTTGATGAAGAAATCGTAGAAGTTTTAAACGAAACGCAAATTAAAACATTAAAAGGCACATCCGAAATCCATAAAAAAGTTACCATGCTTTTAAATCCATTTAAGTGGATGAGAGGAAGATATGGACAGACAATAGATCTTCCAACTTCATCTGAACAAGCTTCGGCATATTTTACAAAAATCCAAAATCATAATAATGCTGCATATTTAGGTGCTCTTATATCTTCTGTTCTTTCTCAAGCAGAATGTGTACATTTTCCTAAGACATATGGTGTTTTTGTAGGAACTTCATCTGAACATACTATCGATATTTCAGATGATTATGAAGAATTATCAAATAGTAATTGGTTTACTCAAAATATTGGAAAGACATTTGAACTTAAACTATCTCCAAAAATTCAAAAATCGGATGAATTTAATTATACAAGATCTACAAGACCATCTCTTCAACTTGGCGAAACAATAGAATTGGATGAATGTATGGAAGAAGTTGGGGCTATATCCGTAGAAGATGTTACTATGTCTGAAATAACAAACGTATTTAAAGATGATTCTTGTAAGAATAATGATGATGAATCAGATAGTTCTTCTGTTTCAACTTCTTATATTTTTGGTGTTCATTCATGTGATTGTGAAGAAGAAGAGGGTGAAGAGGAATCAGAAGAATCAGAAGAAGAGGATGAATCATTTGCGTGGGCCACGTTTAAAAACGTTCCTGTTCAAATCACTATTATGGAAAAATGCAAGGGAACTATTTTTGAATTAATGATGATGAATTTTGATACAGAAAAACATACCGCATGGATAACTCAGCTTATGTTTGCTCTTGCGTTCGCACAAAGAACAATTGGATTAACTCATAATGATCTCCATGCAAATAATGTCATGTATGTAGAAACAGATAAAGAGTTTTTGTATTACAATTCAGGAGGAGTGTTATATAAAGTTCCTACATTTGGATACATAATTAAATTGATAGATTTTGAAAGGGGTGTTTTTTCATTAAAACTTGCAGGAATGAAAGAACCTAAACTATTTATAAGTGACCATTTTGAACTTCATGAAGAAGCGGGTGGACAATATAACTGTGGAGATTTATATAATCCAAAATATCCCGAAATAAAACCAAACGCTTCATTTGATTTGTGTAGATTTGCTACTTCTATATTTTGGGATTTATTTCCTGAAGGTCCTTCTCATTCAGAGTATAAAGAAGATATAGTTTTCAAGTTATTTATGAAATGGTTAAGTATTGATGATAAGAGTATTTTATTTTCACAGAAAGATGAACATCATGATAGATTTCACGGATTTCATTTATATAAGGCAATAGCAAGATATTGTAAAGATAATGCTATTCCAAGAAAAGAAATCTTATCTGTAAAAAGTTTATACGAAACTTTCGATGTTCCTGAGGAAACTTGTGTCTTACTTATAGATTGATTTTATAGTTTGAATAAAAAATACCCAAAATATAAAATTTGAAATTTATATTTTAAAACGTAGGAACTCCAACAAACATATCAGATTCTAATGCTTTTGGAACTACTTCCTTCACAACTTCTGTGGCTTGTTGTATAACTTCTGGTGTTGTTGAAAAAACAACACCAGCTGTTAAAAGTCCACTAAACAATGATAATTTCCCAGCACTTTCCCATGATATAGGTTCGCTCTTCGCTCTTCTATCAAGGGCGTAAATTATGAAAGATACTAAGGCAACAGATAAAGCAGCAATTACAATCATCATTTTTGTTTCATGATTAATTATTTCTTTATTCGTTTAGAACGAGGGATCCTGAGATTTTAGATTCCAAATTATTCATTATATCTTCTTCGACTTCTTGTTCAGATGGTTTTTCAGGAACATATTCTTCAACATCGATTACAGCTGTTTCATCTGTAATAACTATTTTAGGAGGAGTTTCTTCTTCGTCCGAATCTTCTTCGTCTGAATCTTCACCAAATGTCACAGATTTCTTATCTTCTTGTTGTTGAGGTTGAGGAAGAGTTTCTCTTTGAGATTGGGGTAATGCAAAATATTTCTTTGTAATAGTTTCCCAAGGAAGAAAGCTGCTAATAACTTGTTCTAAGCATCCTGATATAACACTCATTATTTCTTGGCGATTTCTTGCTTGTTCTTCTGAACTTCCTGTTGTTTTAAAAAGATAAGCTGTTTGCCATAATTTTCTGGCTGAATGTTTATACAATTCGTGAATAAATTTAGATGTTGTAGGAGGATCAAAATCTATTTGTATTTCTACAGAATTACTATAATGCAATGACGCAAATGATTTCATATACGAAATAAAAACACCCATTAATAAATCTTCAAAATAATTACATTTTGTTGCTTTTTGAATTCTGTCTAGTTCTGTGGTAAGTGTTAATTCGGACCATTCTGGGATTTTTGTTAGCATATTTTGAAACGTTCTTAAAACTTGGTCTAATTGTTGATTTCTTTCACATAATTCTTTTGATGAATCATATATACTCCAAAATCCCTGTGAAATGATAGGAATTAATAAAGAACGTAAATGATCGCGTAAATGAGCTTTTGCCACTTCGGTATCGGACATTTGTTAATAATTGTGTTGTTTAAAATATATCGAAAAACGCATACGAATCCTGAAAAACGGATTCGAGAAAATTAAGAAAGATGTATTCTACCAATCAAAGTATTCAAAATGTCAACTCAAGTTTTACAAGCAATCGCAAAGAAGTTCAATTTTAATTTGGAGGAGGAGATCGCACTGATGAGCAATAGTGTGAACGTAGAGACAATAGTCACTGAGAAACCTGTAAAGGAGAAGAAACCTAAGAAGGAGAAAGAGCCTAAGGAAGAGAAACCTAAGGAAGAGAAACCTAAGGAAGAGAAACCTAAGGAAGAGAAGCCTAAGGAAGAGAAACGTATTAAGCGTTTCACTTTAACTAAGGAGCTTACAGCTTGCCTAAATAAGGTAGGTGTTGAGTACACCAATAAACTCAGGGACGCTTTCAAGAATTATATTGAGAAGTTACCTGAGAAGGAATATCGTGAGAATAGCATTGCATTTCATATGGATGTATTTGCGACCAAATCTGCTCCTAAGACTGAAAAGGATGTAGCTCCCGAAATAGTCAAGCTTGATGCTGATGAACTAGTAAAGCTTAACCTAGTTTCTCCAAATTCGGGAGGCACAACGGAAAAAGATGTCGGACCATTCTGGGATAATGAGAATGGTAGATTTGTAGAAGGTCTACCAGAGGATACCGATGATGATTTCGAATCTTACCCTACGCCTTGGCTTCTGAATGACAGGGAGTATGTTGTTGGAGTCAAGACTCGTCGTGTTTACCTAGTTAAATCAGAAGGCGATGTATTCGCAGGATGGGCTGGTGTAGGTATTTTCAAAAAGATATAAAAAGAAAAGAGACTAAATAAAAGTCCACTTTTTACATTAAAATTACATCATCTTCCCAATAACTAATTATACAATTCGGAAACGAATACGTAAAAAACGCGTAAACACCAGCACATTCAAATAAAACTCGTGGAACATATATTTCTTTCAATTCAGGAACAATGAGAGCATCTATATGTAAACCATCTGGATTCTTATTTTTGCTTATTTCATACCATACATGGTCAAAAGTATACTCCTTATAATCTATCTTTTTAAGTTCACTAAATAAATTTTCATTAATTCGTATGTGAATTCTATCTGTAATATTGGTTCTATAATAAGCCATATTACAAATTTGCGTCCAAATTTCTTGCCAGTATTGTTTATCCATTAAATAATTTATGATGACTGTATCTAAACCTAATTAGGTAGATAATGCTGTGAAATCGCTAGAATAAAATGGTCGAGCAAACATTATTATCAATGGAAGTCCCCAAAATCCAAAATAAGGAATAATAGCACTAATAAGTCCCAATACCCATCCATTTTCTCCAAGTATTGTAGAATGATTACCAAAGTTATAAGATGTCTTGATTGATAAAGTATAAAAAAACCATCCAGCAAAACTTATAACAGACGTCTTAATCATTTTTATAAAATCATTTGTTGTATCAATTGGGGTTTCTTTTGAAGAACTAGATACAGCAGGAGCACTTACATGAAACGTTTCTCCATCTTTAAAAATCGTTGAGTTTTCTGCTCCATTAATCGTATACGTAACAGAAAGATGTTTTTGTTTTTGTGGGTTTGGATCAGGTAATCCGACTTCTTTAAATCCAACTTTTAAGTTTATAGATCCTTTGTTTATTTTTCTTCTTAAAGCATCTGTAACATCCGTCATATTCCCATCAACACCATATTCTGCTTTTTTAATTTGAAGACCCGACGCATGTCTTTCAGGAGGAGCGTTTATGTTCACTGATCCACCATCTATTTCCTCAATTGTATTTGTAGTTCCACCATTAATGCTATACGAAATCTTTAAAGTTTTTATTTGACCAGGAGCAGGATCTTCTACATTCAAAGAATGAGTTGATACACTCAAATTCAATATTCCATCCCTTACCAATTCTGATACTTCTTTTGTAACATCTTTTGATGCCGAACCACTTCCATATGTAGCATTCAAAATAGTAAGTCCACTCATTCTCCTTATTATGATGAAAACACTACATTTGCTACGCCTCCCATAACTCGTAAAAAGTTGTATGATTCGACATAAGCAGTCACATTAAATGTGTATTGGTATATGCTTCCAGGAGATTTGCGAATAATGGTTACAACTTCATTTGGAGGATAGTCTGCCGAATTCACAAGTGTGGGTCTTGGATCATTTGCTGTGGATTTTAATATACATAACTGTGTCTGTCCCGCAGTATTTATAGAGCTCAAAGGTGGTTCTAGATATACATTACTTAAAATTGTTTTGTTAAATTGAGAGCCATTTAAACATCCCGATGGCTGCCCTTTATCATGATCTAAAGCAAAGGAGTACGTGTATACACCAGGTAATTCTGTGGTTGATGTACCAGTATGATGACGATAATGCTGAATTCCATTAAAAAATCCCACTAATTTCTCAGAAAATCTATCTTTACCATCTAAAACAATATTTGAACTAACCAAAATTTCCCTTGTAGAAACACCAATAGGTAATAGATTTCCTGATGAATATATAGGTGGAGGTAAATTTGTCTGTAATGGAGGTTTTTGAGGATCTTCCCAATTTGTATAATTATCCCAATCATTTTGAAAAATACGATCACTTCTTTGCGCAACCCATACAACTCTTGTACATAAATTAGTCATTCCTAATTCTATGTCTTCTCCAACACTATATTGATTATCCAACGATACTGAATTAATATCCGTAATTAAAAATGAATGTTCATTCTGTGCTATATGGGCCATTTCAGAATCCGAAACAAATATATAATTCGCTTCAATAAAAGGATTTAAATTCCATGTTTTTAAATTTCGCACAGAAGGATCTTGTAAAAAATTTGGAGGAGATAAGAATGTAGCCATTGATAAAGTATTTGGAGGAACAATTCTCGTGTATGTAGATTTTGTAGTATCTCGTATAGTAAATAATTGATACATATTTTTCAATTCAACTATAAATGAAACTTCGGAATGTTGAAGAGCAATAAGTGGTAACGCGTTTCCAATCAATTCACAAAACCAAAAATGTAAAGGAATAGACAGAACTCTTCCAGGAATAGATGGAGCCGGAACTTTTCCATTACTAAATATAGCAGTTGGATATTGATTTAATCTATCGTAAGCATTCGCAGGATCATACATATCCACTGTATTTCCAACCATAGTATTCAAAATATCCTTTTTGTTTTTATCAAATTTTAATGCAGCGTATAATTTCATCCATTCACCTGTGTGTCTAACTATTTCTGATCCGTTGATTGTTACTGCTACATAATTAATCATATTATATCCTAAATTTTTAACCCATTCAAATTCATATCCTATATTTGTATTTGTATTTATAGGCGAATAAATGTCAGGAATTGAAACACTTAAATAACAATCATGTAAAAGTTGGGCATTACGATCAACCTTTGTTTTTAAAGTTATATTTCCTGAAGAAGGAAGGCTTAATTCACTATAATTAAAATATAGTTGGAAATGTTCCATTGCAAAATCTGTGTGACGTTTATACATTGACCTAAAGTAAGTAAAGGATGGGTTTCCTGTAATAAGAACATCTTGTGCTCCTTTACCAACTAATTGCATTAATCCTCCCGGCATTCTCTATTATATGTTTCATAGTTTTGATTGTTTAGACTTTACTACATAAAGAACATACACCTTGTTTTGTATACGATGAAGTCCTACATTCACATAATTTATTAATTGTTACAGTTACTGTGTTATTTAGACTAGATTGTGTTGGATAATCAGCAGAAGAAAATGCTTTATAAGCTATCCAATTTGAAGCAGGTCTTCGAATACGAGATGTTCCAAACCCAGGATATGCTAAACTATTCGTGTTTACAAGAGCAGTAGATGTAGGTTGAGGATTTGTTATATCTTTATTATTTGGAATTGCAGGGTCTATTCCTCTTGTACCACCAATTCTTTTAAGACGAGTCCAATCACTCGCATCTAATTTTACAGTTCCACGTTGAATATTAGAAGCCATATTATGAAATTACTGAGGTAAAAAATTCAATCTTTGTTTGAGATATCCTATTACCAATTCTTAAAAGTTTCTTTGTTTCAATAAAACAAGGATAATCAAATACTTCATTCGTATCTGGATCTATAACAAATAATAACTCTTTTACTTTAATTATTTGAAGTCTTCGATTTTTTCGTTGAATGTTTCGTATATAAGATTTATCTAATTCATCTATTTTATAACTTGGTTTAAAAGCTAAATCATCACCTTTTGTTTTTGTATCAAATCTCATACATTGAATTACTGGTCGTTCTTTTGAATGTAGTTTGCGATGAATTTCACAATCTACTGCTGATTGTTTTAAAAGATGACTTATATTTTTAATAATACGTCCTTTTTCATAGGAAACTTCATATAAATATTCATCGGATGTCATAAATGTTTCACGAGGTTCATTTCCTTCATACCTTTTTAAAGTCATATCATTTCGACGAATTGGAACAATATTAAATCCTTCGGATGTTACAGATTGTTCTGGGCTAAATACAGTCATATAAAGTTTTACTACAACTGTTCTTTCATCTAATGGAAGTTTTCGATGCGAACATATACGTATAGCTCTTCCAATAACTTGTTCGATAATCGCAGGATTCCAATAAGGTTCCATAATATGAACTCGGCGCACATCTGCTAATGTAATACCTTCTGCCGCAGCTTTTGAACCCAAAAATACACAGAGACGATGATCTTTTATAGAATCTTTTAGTGATTGTGGGAAAGTGTCTGAATAATCCTGATTAAATATCTGACGTGAAAGTTCACGTTCTTCTCCACCTCCTCCTGTAAATAATGCATAAGCAGGAACATCCTTTTTCATTTCAGATGATTCTTCCCATAATCCTGCTTGATTTTTTTGTAATTTATAGGGTTGAAATCCATTATGATCTAAAATAGCAGTAAATACTCCAAGACCTTCTAAGGAAAGAAACTGTGAATATACAAATTGATTATTAAATTTACCAGGATCTCCTAAATTTGCTTTTAAGTCTTTTAACATAGCCAACATTTTCGGTGAATATTTTTCAAGACCTTTATCCGATAAAAATCTTTCTGGATCCGCTTTTAATTTTTCAATTACATCAGATTTATCTGCTAATTCAGGTTTATCATTCAATTCATCTTCGGATGTCCCTTCGGGAATAACAAATCGAAGTTCTTGTGGAATCGCATAATTACACGCTAATCTTGATGTCATTCGAAAAGATCCAAAATCTTCATTTAAAGATGGATTACGTGATTTTCTTGATTCACGTTGAACTTCAATCCATCTTGTTTCAAGATACCGTTGAAATTGTTCTTCCGACATAGGAATTTTTACAAGTGTTGATTCTTCTTCAAGACGTTTAGGTAATAATCTTTCATCTGCACCTTTAAAATATGAAACTAAACCTTGAATTCTTCGACTAAACAATAAAGAATTTTTCATAGATAATCCATCAATAAACATTTTCGCAAATTCTTCAAATTCGGTTGGAAGACATTGAAGATCTTCTACTATATATTTTTCGGGTTCAGATATCTCAATTCCTGGCAATTCTTTTTCAAAATCAGATTTCCATTCTTTCGCCCATTCTTTAATATTAGGATTTTGTTTGAAATCTTTATTGTATTTTACAGATGTTCGTTCTCCTTTTTCATTATATTGTGTCTCAAAAAATGGAGGATTTCTTGTTAGCATAATCGTTCGTTTCACGGAATTGTATTCAATTGTATCTACGTCTTTCATTTTCTTAAAATAGGAAGTCATATTTGCTTCATCCCATGCCATTGCCGATTTTGTTGGAAGAGTTATACGTTCAACAGGTCCACGTAAAAGATTCATCAAAAAAGCAATTTCTTGTGGTCTATTTATTACAGGTGTTCCTGATAAACAAACAACCTTACAATTTTTTGCAGCATAAATACGATCATATAATTTCTTTCGAATTGTGTCTTTTAAAGCATAGCTTATTAAATTATGCGCTTCATCAATAATTACAACTGTATCGTCAAATTGAGTAGATTGTTCAGGAGGTAAAATTGTATCTATATTTGAAGATGAAATACCATTATAATTTATAAACGTAAATCTCTGATTCAGTATATCGTCAATTTGTTCACGAATACCTTTTTGAATATCTAAGGATAAAGTTTTAAAATTGGGCTCTTTTCCAACTGTTGTTATGAAAAATCTTCCATGTGTATCCAAAAACTTTTCGGAAATACCAAATCCTTTTGCTTGTTCACGATCTTCTTTTGATGAAATGGTTTTAGGTTCCCAATATTGTTCAAATGCATAAATTGGGTCTCCACATTTACGAATCTCACCCTTATAGTTATCTGCTAGAGAAGCTGGTAACATAATATAACATTTTTTAGTTGTTAGTAATGATTCGGCTACTGCAATAGAAGAACATGTTTTACCAGATCCAAGACCGTGATATAAAAGAAGTCCACGATAAGGAGTTTCCATTAAAAGATATTCTCTTACGATTTTTTGGTAAGAAAATAGTTCTCGTGAGTTTTTTGCGTCTCCACGTTGTAGGCATAAATCCTCCCCCGCGTCCTCTGATAATGGGTCAATGTCGGTCTTACGATATTTTAGAAAAATACGAGTTATAGAGTCCGAGAATGCTTTTCGATTTGGTAGGACAAACATTCTACTTATTTTTGACACGGAAATCATAATGGAAGAGATACTCCGCAAAAATCCCAAATTATGGATGGTCGCAATCTACCTCTTTTTAGTAGCGGGATTTTTATACTTAAAACCAAGTGTTGCCTTTGGAGAACAAGGTCGAATTAGACCATTTGGAGTTGGTAAACGTGAATGTACCATATTCCCTGTTTGGTGGTGGATGTTTATTTTTGCTGTTGTATCCTATATGGGAGTTATATGGTTAATAAAATACAGATTATGATTTCTTTTCCGCATTCTCTTCCTTTTCACGTTCCTTCTCAGCTATTTTTTCAAGTAAATTCTTTTTAAATCTTGTCATTTCATTTACATCAGGATTACATACATTCTTTATAGTTTTGTGCATGTTATTAACAATAGATATCCAACATGCTAACATAACCAAATAACCAACACCAAGAACAGGTGAATAAGATTCTGGTATTCCAAAAGATTGGAGTGTATTTGAAAACGGTTTACGTATCATTAAAAAAATTACAGCCAAAGCGTATACAATTGTTGGTATCACTCCAAATATTGCCCCTTGTAAAAAACTTTCACCTACACCTATTTTTGAACAATGTAATTGACTTGATAACAAAGACATAATTGTTCCAGAAATTAAAAGAGTTCCGTATACACAAGCCGATGAAAGTGCTACTAGTTTATAATCCATTTACTTGAAAGCAAGAGAAACTCCACGTTCTAATTCCGTAATCATTTTTTTCCTTTCTGTATAATGTGGGCGAGTTATATTCTTGCTTTCTGTCAAAGTCTTCCATCCTATTCTGGAAATCTCACGTCTTTGGACTGGTGTCAACTTTTGTCTTAAATTAAATAACGATGAGTCTTTTAAGAGAGCCACGAAATATTTATGTTTGTACGTGATGTTATTTGTCCCTGTAAATATTTCAGAGAAACTTATATTATCAAGAATCACATAAGAGTCCTTTGGAATATTCGTTTCTTCAAAGAATTCTCGTTCTGCGCATTCTAAATCTGTCTCTCCTCTCATTCGTCTACCTTTCGGAAATCCCCATTCTGGTTCATTAAATTGTGATCTAACAGAATCTACTATTTTTTTACGATCAATACTATTGAATTTGTCTCTTGCTGTAATATATTCTACGGAATCCTTATCATTATTTTCTCCCCAAAGTTTTTTCCATAATTTCTCAAAATCATCTTCTACAATATGTCTCTGTTCATCAACCGTCATATTTAAAATCTGTCTTTTCACATATTCTGTATCTCGTGAATCATATTTTCCTCTTACGAATTCCATAAAAGACATACTATCTTTTCTTCTTACCATAAGTACACTTATCGTACAAGCTTCAACAGGTAATTTTAAAGGTTCGTATAATCCTCTCAATAAGATTATTCCACACGATATTACAGGATCTGAACACGATTTAAATACATGTCCCTTTTCACCACAGTTATTACAATACATTGTTTTCTCCATAATTTAACTGTTATATTGTCCGTTTTTAACTTCGCTATATTTAACAAATGGGTTCATTGTTTTCAAAACCACCTCCACCAACTCCAGCATTTAAATTAGATACTTCAACAGCTAAATATGATGCTGCTGAAGTTCAAAGACAATTAACTGAAGCACAACAAAAGGCTTCGTCAGCAGTTGCAAGTGCTGTAACTTCAACAAAAGCTGCTCTTTCTTCTTTTTATACTCCTATTATATGGTTACTTGGATTAGCTGTTCTTGTAGTTGTAGGTATAGTCATTTACGATTTTACGGCTCCTGATGATTGGCCCAATATTTTCTTTTCAAAACGAAGAAATGAAATACAATTAGCTCGTAATCAAGCAGCTCAAACAGCCACTCCTCCAACTATATACCAAACATTAGTTGGTCCAGCTAGTGGAAATTTATCTGGTGATCATGATGCTACTACACCTGCCACAATTCCAGGAAGTAGTGCTCCTTTATCAGGTCCTCCTATACAAAAAGAAGGATTTGAACCAAATACTGCTATGGTAATTCGTGATTCTGAATTAAAAGGTGGCGCGTATGGAATGCAATGGTGGATGTTCGTAAAAGATTGGAATTATGGATTTGGTAAAGAAAAAATAGTTTTACAAAGACCAGACGCTACAAATCCTTCTATTTTAAATCCTAAAATTACATTACATCCAACAGAGAATTCGTTAGTAGTAAGTGTTTCTGTATTTCCCAATTCACAAGGTGGATCATCCAAAGCCCAACCTGCTCCTGCTGGACATTCAGGTTCTTCGGATGATGTATTTGTTTGTACAGTTCCTAATATCCCTCTACAAACTTGGTTTTCTGTAAGTGTTACATGTTTTGGGCGTAATTTAGATGTGTATATTGATGGAAAATTAGTTAAGTCTTGCTTTTTATCAGGAGTTCCTAAACCTTGTTTGGGTGATATTCAATTAACTCCACAAGGCGGATTTTCTGGATATATTTGCGATTTTAAACATTTTTCAAAAATGTTAGTTCCGGAAGATGTTAATGCTTTTTGGTCTGCTGGAACAAATTGTAGAAATAAAACTATGGCTTCAACAACTCAACAAGCAACAGGATACTCAGTTAAATTTGGAATACACGATATTTCAGGAAAGAAAGTTAAGGAATGGAGTTTTTAAGAAATTCAGGCCATTCACGTTTTGTATAGTTAACAATTCCTCTTTGTTTTAGTTTTGATTCAGTATAGAATATACGATACGCTTCTATCGAATCTTCTTTTTTGTATTCATCTGGCATTGCTTGTGCTGGTATAGTCATATTCATTCTATTAAATTTTGGACAGTTTTTTATTAACCATTCTATATGTGCTTGTGTCTTATGTGTTTTTCCATATCTATGTGTATATTCATGACATAACCATACTCCTAACGAACACAACCATAAGTAATTTCCTAAAGATGTGCGAGTCCATATAGAACAAGGATGGTTTTTATGAGCTAATTTGTAAGCGTTTAAAGGTAATTTTTCAGGATTTAATATCCAATGTGCCGAATATAACATTTGCGCAGTTTCTATAATCATTTTTACAACATGTTTATCACAATGATATTCTGCTGCTATACGAGGACTCCAATGTAGAAAGAATATATTCATTCTAGAGATTTGGAAATTAATACAAAATAAATCCATTTTAAATAGATAATGATAGGAATTATAATTTCATTTATAATTGCTTTAGCAGTTGTAGGATTTGCGTATTGGTATTTAAGTTCATCAGCAGGAACACCAACAACATCTACAACTCTTCAAGATACAATTGAAGACGGAAAAAAACATTCAAAAAGTCAAGTTGATCTTCCAAGATCTTTAAATCAAGAAGAAGGACTTACTTTTTCGTATACTTGTTGGATAAAAGTCGATGATTTTGCGTATAGATACGGACAACAAAAAGTTATTTTTAATAAAGGTTCGGAAGATTTAAAAACTATGTGTCCTGCTCTACTCATTGATGGAAATACAAATTCATTATTAGTTAAACTAGATACATTTGGTGGAACAGAAGTTATACCCATTCCAAATATTCCTGCTAAAAAGTGGATGCATGTTGCTATTGCCGTAGATCAAGATTCTGTTGATATTTATATTAATGGAACTTTACACACTCATCATTCTCTCGTTCAAGTACCTAAACAAAATAGTTCTGTTGTAAGTACTGGAATTGCCGGAGGATTTGATGGAAAAATAGCAAACTTACAATATTATTCGTATTTATTAAAACCAGATTCAGTTCAAAACGCTATGAAATCAGTTCCTAAACCTGATCCTAATGATATTGATGGTCCTTTACCACCTTATTTTGATATGAGTTTTTGGACAGGTCATTAAGTTGTTTTTGCTGCACTGATTTGTGCCATTGCACCTTCTGCTTGACGAGCACCTGCTTCTGATTTAGTTTTCATTTCTTTTAATTCTAAAGAAACCTTAGATATTTCTTTTTTCAAATCTTTTGTTTCTTCATGAAGAGATGTTAAAGAAGGCGGAGCTTCTGTTAAATGTTCAATAATAAAACTGTTTTTGTTATTAAGTAAATATCCAATAACAAAAACTAATCCTATAAAAAGAACAACTTTTATAAAATCTCTTCGTTTCATTTGTCTTGTTATATATAAAATGAGTTCAGGTGGACCAAATGCAGCAGAGGTTGATGGATATCCTTATTCAGAATTACAAATTCGTGATACGTCAGATTACGCTGCCTATAAAAAACAAATTAGAATTCGAAACGATGCTAATATTAAAAAAACAAATAATTTAGGGTTTATTAAAGGAACTGGTATGCGTCTAGATTATCTTGAAGGTGGTTATAAACAAGGATTTAATTCTAGTTGTACACCTTGTACAGGTAATGCATTTTTTAATGGTGGTATTTAATAGTTAAAAAACATTCCTTCTTTTAAGAGATATGTTTTTGTATACGCATTCATTACATGTTCAAGAATTTCCTTGATTTGTTCAAGAAGACTTAATACATACTTTTTTGAATATACGGATCTACGAATATTCACAAGTTTATCAATTAACGCAAATATACGACTTTCTTTTGAAATATAACTTTCTAATAAAATGTTTGATAATCTTCCTTTAAATTGATCTAATTCAAATTCAATTTTGTTATAAGGAACATTTTCTGCTAATTCTAAAAGATCTTCTAATGTTCCAATATCACTATATAAACTATATATACGTCCAGCATCTCCATTAAATAAAGGTAAAAGTTTATTCAAAATTGTATAGTTTTTATTAAATTTTGCTAATGAAAATATACGTTTAGCCATTTTGAAATATTTTTTTTCATGATGTAACATAAATATATTTTCACGAATCGATTCTTCTGTATTCCTTTCAACTGTATTCAATTTTTTACCGTTATTTTTGAAAATATAAATCATTGAAAAATCAGTAAATCTATTATTTTGAACCCAAGATATAACATCTAATTTTGTTATTACAGGAGATTCAAAGGCTTCTTCCAGAGTATATTTACGACCATCCATTAACGTTTTATGTCCTTTCATAACTTCGTGAAATTTCCAACGAATAATATTAGGTCTGAAATCTCTTTTTAATGCAAGGTATTCTAAATTTGTAATATGAGGTTTAATTTGTTTAGTTCCTTCGTGATATTTTTCAGAATCAATTATTCCTTTTTTGAATAACTCTTCAAGTTTTTGGATCGAATATTCGTAATTATACGGTTCCTGAATAATTACCCATTCTTCAACTGAACCCGATTTAATATCACCAATAAATGTATTTGGTAAGGTTTTAACCTTTTTTAACACGCTTTTAAAATTACGAACTAAGGATCTTACAGCATGTATTTTTGAACCATGTGTTTCAATTCTTTCACTTGCATCATAATCTCCAGCATAAAGTTGTGATCTAATAGCCATACTTCCTGAAAGTTTTACACCTTTTCCGTTCGTAAAAGACATAGCTTTTAATACATCGTTTACATCGTTTGGAAAACCGTCAGGGAAAGTCTTTAATGCAAGAACTGACATTATTATATTGATGGAAAATGAATATTCTTTTTATTACTTTTAAAAAGGCAAGAATGCCCCCTAAAAAAACTAGAGCGGCAAGAAGCAGAACTGTTTCTGAAAATATAGATGATAATCAACCACCCCCTAAAAAGCAACGCCGTCGCCGAAAAACAGTTGAAGATGGAACTAATTGGATTGATGATGATAGTTCTAAACCTAAAAATATTTTAGTTGTTGAGATGTCTGACGATGAAGATGATTCTGATTATAATCCAAATGAAGAAATTGAAGTTAATGAAGCATTTGTTAAATATTTCTTTCAGAAATATGTTGAAGATGAACCAAAAGAACAAAAGAAAAAAAGAATAACTGAAGCAAAACCTCCTATAAAATTAAATTCGACTGAATTGGCATATTATAACAAACAATCACCTACATCCAAAAAAAATTTACTTGATATTATGAATCGTATTTCTGGATTAAGTATTGGTGATTCCCAAATACCTCAAAAATTTAGAATTCTTGAACTTCAAATACCTGATTATTTAAAATCAATAGTTGTAAAAAAACTAGATGTTTTATACGATATGAGTGCAGAAGGAGGTGGAGAAAGTAATAAACTTCGATTATGGATTGATGCGTTTATGAAAATTCCTTTTGGAAAAACAGTTCCATTACCTGTTCAATTATCTGATGGTCAACAAAAATGTACTGATTTCATGGTCAAAGCAAGAAAAAATATGGATACTCATATTTATGGATTAGAACCTGCCAAACTTCAAATAATGCAAATTATTTCTCAATGGCTTGTTAACCCTTCTTCTGTTGGTAATGTTATTGCCTTACATGGTCCTATGGGAGTTGGCAAAACATCCCTTGCTAGAAATGCCATTGCGCAAGTTCTTCAACGTCCATTTGAATTCTTTACTCTTGGTGGTGCTTCTGATATTGCTAATTTTATAGGACATTCCTATACGTACGAAGGTTCAACGTGGGGTCGTATTGTTGATTCTCTTATGCACGCAGGAGCTATGAATCCTGTTATGTATTTTGATGAACTTGATAAAGTATCCACAACTCCACAAGGAGATGAAATTATAAGTATGATGATTCATATGACTGATAGATCACAAAACACACAATTTCATGATAGGTATTTCACAGGTGTTGATTTTGATATATCTCAGTGTTTGTTTGTGTTTTCGTTTAACGATATCGAAAAGGTTCATCCTATTTTACGAGATCGTATGACAGTTATTCATTGTTCCGGATATTCTGAATCCGAAAAAATTGTTATATTAAAAGATTATATACTTCCAGAAATTTTAGAAAGATTAAGATTTTCAAGAACAGATGTTGTTCTAACAGATCAAGCTTTAAAATATATCATTTCTGAATATTCATCTGATGAAAAAGGTGTTCGAACTTTAATTAGAACCGTTGAAAGTATGATGACTCGTATTAACATGTTACGAATAACTAAACATGAAAGTATGCGCGATTATAAATTTTATATGGATATTAATTTACCATTAACAGTAACAGAAACCGTAGTTAAAAAGATACTTTGTGATTATAATAAAAAAGAAACAGAAACTTGGAGATCACTTTATAATTAAATAACGTTTTAATGCTAAAAGTGTCGTTCTTATTTCTTCTATTTTTTCATTTCTTGTTTTACACATATGATCTGTACATACCTTTTTAGAACAATGCCAAGGATACCAAGTTCTTTGTTCTCTTTCTAATTTTAAAATCATAGATTGTATACTTTTATCTTCTCTCTCCATTTTTATTATTAATGTTTTTGTTTTAAAATAATTAGTAAACTAAACCATCTAACCAATTCACCCATTCATCTTTCGGAACGTTATTTTCTTTCAGAATATTCAAACCTTGTTGTGTGCGTTCTTCTTGACTATCTATTTCAAGTAAAGGTCCAAACAATCTACCAAGACGTTCTGATAAAGATTCCTGAGATCCTACACCTTCCATAACTCCTGCCAAAACATTACAAATTCGACTTAGATTTCCTTGTGCGCACATTCCAACATTATCTTCCAATTCAGACTTGATAATCGCACATAAACTTTCTTTTTCAGATGAATTTTTTACATATTGCCACATAGAATCAAGAACTTTTCCATAAATTCCAGGTTCTATATCGTATATAGCAGTATCTTGTGCATATTGGCTTATCATCTGCCAAGCCGCTGACTGAGAAAGTTTACACTCTAATCCAATCTCAAATGGAGTTCTAGAAGAATTTATAGGATGCCATCGATATTCTTCAGGAACAGGAATTCTACAAATCCTTTCAACAATCTCCTTTGTTTGTCGAACAACTTCTGTTGTATGAACGTTCTGTCTATCATTCACAATATTCTCTAAATTTCTCTCTTGTTGTGGAAGAGGGTGTATTTCAATAGGTATATTTTGTTCTTGATGATCTGGTCTTAATATATGTATTCTTATGTTATCAAAACGAGCACGTAACGCAGCACGACGAGCAGCTAACGCATCAACACGAGCACGTAACGCAGCACGACGACGTCGAATTGCTTCTGCGTCTGGATTTATACCAGTAATATCAATATCGTCTTGTTGTCTAGTCAACAGTATATTTCGTTCAACTCTATGACGCAATCTTAGTTGTTCATGTTGTACATGATGTCTACGAAAACTTTCATTATTTAGTTCACCTAAATGGTCAACGCCAAGATTATCTAAGAATGCCTTGGTGAAATCACTGATCTCTTTTTTTTGTCTATATTCTAATTCATTTCGTTCTGTTTGATTTGGACCACATTTTAAAAGACTATTATAGTGCATTCCACATCGAGAACCATCGCCTCTCTCTATTGCATTTTTTGTACATTGACATCCGTCTTTTTTGAATGCTATACATATTGGCATTTTATACGATGTTTAAGATCTTTTTATTTATTCATAATAAATCCATTTTTAACCTCTAAAATTATGTTTAGACCACCATTCGTTTGCTGATTTTGATTTTTCTTTTGCTTCTTTTACCAAATCGCTATCTGTGGTATGATATGTTTTTCCACGAAGTAAAAATGAGTGTACTCTTGCATATCCCCATTGTTGTTGTGTAGCACCAGGTCTATGTCCTGTTCTCCACGCAGCCATTCCTCGATTATACGATTCAGTTATGTATTTTAAAGGAACACCTGTTGCTTTTGATTTTTCTTCTAAGGAATTTGCATTTGGAAATAGTTTCTTAAATTTTGAAGTGTAACCTGATCGTCTTGTTTTAATACCTTTATCTGTTGAAAATCCTATATACGCTTTTGGATTTTTAAAAGACATTCTTCCAAATTTAGCAATCTCTTTTTTTCTCTGAGTTTTTCTTCGTGATGATAACCCTTTAAAGTATTTTACAGGAAAGTATCCTCCATTCAACTTCTTTATATCAATAGATATGTCCTCTCCCATTACTTCAATCAGACAAAAACAGATTTATTATAAATAAGATTGGAATAGTCAATATGGATCACGACGGACCATGTGAATACTGTTTATTCTGCGAAAATGAAGTAACAATTGATTCGGATATGTGTTATGATTGTAAATTTGATTGTGACCTATCGTTTCTAGCAGAAATATTAGCAAACTTTAAATTTTAAATCAAATCATAAATAAGTTCTAACCTTTTGCTATGTTTTTTAGTTTTTAAATGTGCTATCATTTCTTTTTGACCTCTATAATGAATATCACAAACCCTACAATGTAAATCAACTTTATTTTCGAAATTAAGATGTGATTTTGTAGTAAGATGTAATTTTAGTGCTGATGGTGAATCTAATTGTAAATTACATTTTTCGCATTTATTTCGAAATCTATTGATACATTTTTGAATTGTTCCTTCAATTTGTTCACAAACATGTTCATATGCTTGCCATCTTGTAGATCTATCATTCTTTTTTTCTAAAAATTCCTCTCCACATATACATTCAAATTTATCTTCATTCATACATCTTAAACCTCTCAAACAATATCCTTCAAATTCCGACATATGTGAACTAATTTCTTCAAGATTTTCAGTTCTAAAATGGTTACATACACATGTATATCTACATTTATCATCAAGTCTCCATCCAATCGGAATATCCATTGTTTACTATATAGATAATTTTTAGTAGTTTTAAATAGTTTTAATTTTTCTGAATTCAATACCCTCCGAACATTGTTCAATAATTCATTAATTAAGTGGAATGACTTTGAGATTCACTTTCAACTTTCTTCAAAATATCATCGACTGGTAAAATAGTCATTAAAAAATTCTGAAAAAACAGTTTCTGTTCAAGAAATTTCTTTCCACCAAGTTTCTTGCGTCTCTCAGCAAATTCATCCATATCTTTTGAAGTATATACGTTGAAGTATTCAATAAGCTTTTGCTTGTGTTCGTTATTCTGTGAGTTTATAAAATTAACAATGTGATCTTCCATTACTTCATTCTGATAAAATGCTTTTAAACCCAACACCTCGCCCACTCCCCCCCTACCATGAAAAACGGATTCATGAGTTTCAAGAGAAGAAAGGGTAGGCTGTTGGGGAACACATTTAACAGCACGCTATCATACTTTAACTAAAATTAAAGAGATTTAGTTT